TGCGGCTGCACGGTCCGCTACGGGTTTCCAAGTCGATCACCAGGGAGCCGGCGCTCTAGGACCCATCGTACTGGCTCTGAGAGACTCAGAGAGCGATTTTCGCAGCTAGGGTGGTATGCCGGTACCCCTCATCTACCACAGAGCCCTACAGATGTCCATGTTAAGTACGTCACAGATATGGCTGCTTGAGGGCCTTTTAGTAAAAAGTCCCATGTACTACAGGGTGAGAGGGTAAGCGCCTCCTCCCCTCCCCCCCCTGAGAGAGGGGGATGGTAGGGGGTGAGAGCCTCGCTTTTGGGCTCGGCTCGACAGAGAGCCGCTCCAGGGCGGCTCGATCAAGCGGCTTTAGGCCGCTCTCTGGTCTCGGTCTTCTAGGACCGAGCCCTGTAGGCCCGAGCCGGAAGGGCTCGTATCGACAGCTCTGAAGCTGTCTCTCTATCGCCCGCTGGATGCGGGCTCTGATCGGCCCGCTGAACGCGGGCCTCTATTAATAGGAGGGGTCTCTTGACATCGAACTGGATGTCATCGACCCGTCGCCAGGAGCTCCCTCTCGACTGGGAGGAGATCCGTCAGGAGGTTCTTGCCGACGCCGAGGGCGTATGCGAGATCCGAATGCCCGGTTGCCTTGGATGGGCGACCGATGTCGATCACATCCGTCGTGGAAACGACCACAGCCGGCGCAACCTGCGCGCGGCGTGCAAAAAGTGCCACGGCAAGAAGTCATCCGCAGAGGGAAATGCCCGTAAGCGGGAATTGCGAGCCAGGAGGAAGCGCCCACAGGACAGACATCCCGGCTCTTTGTAGCGGCCAGGTGCTGCTAGATACCCAGGAGGTAACCACAGTGGGAGCTGCCACACGCGGCCCGGTCCCTGAGAGGACAGACCAGACCGTTCGCCACAGCGAGCCGGTCGACAAGGTCGAGGTTTTCGGTGAAGTCAAGGTGCCGGACCTCGGAGACGTCAGTTACCGAGGCGAGACACACCCGATCATCCAAGACCTGTACCAGGCGATGCAGGAATCCGGCCAGAGCAAGTTCTACGAACCGTCCGACTGGCAGGTCGCACGCCTCACACTCCTCGCGCTGAACGAGGAACTCATCGCAGCCAGGCACCAGGACAAGCCCATCGGCGCGATGAAGCTCACCGCGCTCAACCAGATGCTCACGACGCTCATGCTGACCGAAGGCGACCGCCGCCGCGTCCGCATCGAGCTCGAACGTAAGCCCAGCCAGCCGGAAGGCGTCGTTATCAACGCCGCCGACCAGTTCAAGAAGTGGCTGGAAGAGCCGTAATCCCCCGGTCCCCCGGGGCGGGTATTGGCGTTCCTCCTCCTTTCCCGCCCAGAGCCTCCGCTACCGGCTCCCCGCCTCGGGGTTGACCGACCTTGAAAGGACCCAAATGGCAGTAATCGGTATCGAGCTCGAACCAGATCAGCTCGTCCTCACCCGCCGTCGCGACTTCAAGTGGACGTTCGAGAACCTGGACGAAGACGGCAACGCCGTCGACTTCCCCGCAGGAGAGCTGTTCTTCGAGCTGGACACAGGCAGCCAGCACAACGCCGTCCAAGAGATCCAAGTGCTCGGAGCTACAGGGGGCACGTACACGCTGAACATCAACGGGGTCAACACCCCGGCCATCGACTACAACGACGTGTCGGAGAACCCGCAGGGTATGTCCGGAGATCTCACCGACGCGGTCGAGGCCGCGGTGGGGGTGGGCAACGCCAAGATTCACCCGATGACGCTGTTCCCCGCGTGGACTCTCAACTTCAACCTGAACAGCAACAAGCCGCTAACCGAGCAGCTAGTCAACACGATCAACAAGGCCGCGAACGACTTCTTCGACACGTTCGAGCAGCTCTTCGGAGTGAACGTGGAGATGACCGTCACCGACGCGTTGAACTTCAAGCTCAAGGTGACCTCCCTCAAGTCGTTTGACGAGGTCGGAGTAATCACGTTCGCAGTCGATGTCACTTCGACGGCGGTCAAGAACTTCTTCAACAGCTTCGCCGGCCTCGTCGGCGCGGTGAACACGGTCAGCGTGGACTTCTACTGGAACCGCACGTACGAGATCGAGTTCATCGGAGAGTTGGCGCAGAAGCCGATCCAGCCCATCACCGCCGACATCAGCAACCTGACCGGAGCATCGAAGTCCGTCAAGATCGCGGTCAAGCGACCCGGCAAAGAGCGACTCACCCGGTGGGACTTCGACATCGACGGACCTATAGCCGATCTGAAGGTTGAGAGCGAAGAGGCTGACTTGATAGCCGCACGTACCCGCTGGCAACTGGTGTTCCTCCAAGACGGGGAGCCCGCAGGTGGCGAACCGATCGCTCGCGGATTGGTGTGGGTGCAGGAATGAAACTCAAGGGCTACCCCACTGACGGAAGGCCGGCGCTCTCCTACCTGGGAGCCCCCACAGGCTCCATCGTCGGCACGGATCGCCGCCCGGTAGACCGGATCGTCTCGGTGCCGGGAAAGCCTGGACCTCCTGGAAAGACTGGAGAAACCGGGCCGAAGGGAGACGGCCTTCAGGTCGACGGAACTGTCGCAGATTCTGCGTCCCTGCCTCCCGCCGCGAATCATCCGCTGGAGATGTGGACCACAACGCTCGACAGTGAGTTCTGGCTTTCGGACGGCAGTACGTGGTACATGCTCAACCTCCGTGGGCCTGAAGGTCCGCAGGGTGAACGCGGTGAGCAAGGTGAGAAGGGAGACCGGGGCGAACAGGGCATTCAAGGCATACAGGGCGACCCAGGCCCGCCTGGAACCACGTCGTGGACCGGGATTACCGACAAGCCCAGCCAGTTCCCTCCGGAAGCGCACGACCACGGAGTAGCCGACATCCCCGGGCTCCAGGAGGAGCTCGACACCAAGAAGGATGCTGACGGCGTATGGGGCATCGTCGCCCACTACTGCGAAACAGAGAACGACTTTCAAGGTCAGATCGACTCCAAGGCGTCTCTGACGCAGACCGAGGAACTGGTAGCCAAGGCGACCATTCGGCCTTTGTCGGCCAGTTACCGTCCGCTGCAAGGGTTTACGAACGAAATCACTTCGACGGTTACGGCAGGGGAAACCGCATCGGACATCGTCGCCGCGTGGAACTCCACGGGCAAGTTCCGGATCGTCGGAGCTCAGCTGAAGCCGTTCAGTCTTGACCCGTCGCAAGGTGTCAACGCCAACGTGGGGCTGGATGAAGTTCCGGTCGGCAACACGATAGGGGTTGAGTTCTGGTCGAACGCGACGACCATCCGCGTGCTGATGTTCAACGTCGACCGCCTCGACATGTGGGCCGTCGTAGACGACCAGCGAATCACCCGTGGATTCACCCACGCCAACTTCGCGAACAACATGCTCACGTGGACACTCACTCAGCAGTCCGCAGTCTGGCGAAAGTGGCGTCTTGGCATCCCAGCTACGTCCTTCAAGTCCATCGGGATCAACGCGGGAGCACAGATTGTGCCAACGTCGAAGGGATTCCAACTCGCCGTGATAGGCGACTCCCTTACCGCTGGAGGGATCGTCACGTCCAACGCCGTCGCCCCGGGTGTGGCCGGACAGATCTCCGCAGGAGCAGTGCTCGGCGAACTAGCCCAGGAGACCGGGCTGGACATCTGGAGGTTCGGTGTAATTGGGACCGGCTATATCAACCCAGGCAGCCACGGCGCGGCAGGGCCATACGGATCACCGAATCGGATGAACGCCTTCGCCCAAGCGCCCGAGATGGACGCCGTTGCGGTATGGAGCTCGGTCAACGACAAAGGCAACCCGCCTTCGGCGATTGTGTCTGCGGCTGAAGCCGTATGGGAGTCGATCAAGGCTGCCCGCCCGAACACTCCGCTGATCGTCATCGGACCTATCGGCACAGGGTGGTCGGATCCGGAGTTGGACGCCATGAATGACGCGCTACGTGTTGCCGCACAAGCACATCCGGACGTTCACTACTACGTAGACCTCCGCAGCAACAACTTCATGTCGGGAGCAGGCAAGGACGGCTCACCGACCGGCAGCGGCAACTCAGATGTGTTTGTCGGCGTCGAGAACCACCCAACCCACATCGGCTCACGCTATATCGCGGGCCACATGGCGCGGCTGCTAGGCACCGTGCCCCTCCCATTGTCGCCGTCAGGCTCCTACTGACCGTAGCGATGGTTAAGACCAAGCAGGCGGTCCCCTAGCACAGAGGGGAGCCCCTGCAACCGTACCGGGAGAACACGTTGGCGAAAGCCTCACTCCCGGGCTTGGGTCAGTAGCTCAACTGGTAGAGCAGCGGTCTCCAAAGCCGCGAGTTGGAGGTTCGAGTCCTCCCTGGCCTGCATACCACCCAGTCCCGGAAGGGGCTGGGTTTTCCTTATATCCCAAATCGAAAGGAACACATGAGTTTTCGCACCGTGTACGGGTATGACTGGTCCGAGAACGGTTGGCGCATGTGCAACCGCGACGAGTGCGACATCGTCAAGCTCCCTGAGCTATACCTGGTCGATACAGCACCGCTCCGTAAAGGCGCTCCCCTGACCATTCTCGGCGCGTGGATCTACTGGTATGACCGCAACGTCGAGGAGATCTTCACCCCGGTCTGGGGATGGTCGGCAACGAACGACGTCGCCAACTCAAATCACTTGTCTGGCACCGCAGTTGACATCTGCGCTCCTAAGTACCCGTGGAAGCGGTACACGATGACAGCGGACAAGATCGCAAAGGTCCGTCAGGGCCTGGATCTGTTCGAGGGAACGGTGTTCTGGGGTCGAAAGTGGGGCGAGACGGGAGTCGGCTCCCCCGACGAGATGCACTACCAGATGGCATTCCGAGAGGGCGACGCCCGCAACGAGGCGTTCGCCAAGAAGCTCAAGGACGGCTACCTCGGCATCTACAAGGCAGCTCCCCCCGTTGTAACTCCCCCAGCCCCGGCTCTTGATCCCATCGCAAGGCACCAGAAGTTCCTCAAGGAGGCTACCGAGCGCGAGCTCCTCGTTTACATCGCAGAGCAGCTTGGTCCCGGCCATCCGGACTGGGCCTCGAAGGGTAAGACCGTCCGAGACAAGGTGTTCGGCCTGTGACACAGCGACTAATAAGTCTGGCAGAAGAGTTGCACGACTTGGATGGAAAGATCTCCCGTCTCAACTCGTTCGTCAACAGCTCTACGTTCTCGACCGTCAGCACAGATGAACAGGTCTGGGCTAGAGAGCAGCTCAAACACATGTGCCACTACCGACGCTTGTTGTCGTATCGAGTGTTTGGGTGTGCCAAGGAGTTGGCAGAGGGATGACGCAGCGCCACCTAGCAATCGTCTTCCGGGGAACCGGAGGCATCATCGGCCAGGACTACGTGTCCCGAGTCTGCCAGGCGGTCTCCGACCTGGTCGAAGAGATCAACCCGAAGTTCGACGCCACGATGGGCGGCATCCCGGTAGGAGCCGCCAACGGCATCAAGGCGAAGTCGATGAACAAGGCGGTAGATGAGGCGGTCTGGGATGCCACCGGCATCATCCGGTATGCGTTAGCTACCAACCCGACACGCAAGGTAATCATCGGCGGGTACTCCGCTGGAGCTGTCGCGGCGGCGCGTGTCCGTAAGTGGCTCCTGGAGAACTATCCCGACAACTACCTGTGCTCGTTCTCGATTGGAGATCCGACTCGACCGCACGGCGGCTCGTATTACCGAGGCCCGATCCTGAGCGGCCAGGGCATCTCCTCGTGGCGATACGGCGACGTGAAGGACTGGAGACACTGCTGGCTGACGGACCCCGGTGATATGTACGGGAACATCCCGCTCGGGCCGGCTGGCGACATCATGGACGACTTCTTCGACATGATCTCAGCCACGCAGATCTCCGACCCGTTGGTCACAGCCCTGACGTTCATCGAACGGCTCCCGCAGACGCTGGCGAAGGCCGGCACGAATCCACTCGCCGCGCTCAAGGCGGCTGACGTAGCGATCAAATTCGCCACGTCGAACCCGCCCACCGCAGCACACATCCAATACGAGCACCGAGAGGTCTGGCCCGGTCAGACGTACCTCGGACTCGCCATCCAACACGTGAGGGACTACGCCAGCCGCGCGCCCCTCACTTGACAACGAACAGAGAGGAGGACGGATTGGAACTCACAGAACAGGACATCGAGAACCTCGATAAAGCCATAGCCGAGGTCAAGCGAATGGAACGCGTGACCGACCCCGAGCTGGCACCGTCCCCTCCCCACATCATGGGACCTACCTGGCAGCGCAGGACAGACGGCAGGTTCTACCTACCAGAGAAGACTCTCGGCTACCAGATCCTCATGTGGATGAGCGAATACCTGCTCATCCCAGGAGGTCCCAAGGCCGGTGAGCCGTTCAAGCCGACCCGTGAGCAAGGGCGGTTCATCCTCTGGTGGTACGCCGTCGATGAGTTCGGCAGGTTTATATACCGAAATGGCTTGCTGCGCAGGCTAAAAGGATGGGGTAAAGATCCTCTGGCCGGTGCTCTGGCGCTTGCCGAGCTATGCGGCCCGGTGATGTTCTCGCACTTCGACGCCGACGGCAACCCGGTCGGTAAGCGGAAGCCCTCAGCGTGGATTCAGGTCGCCGCGGTCTCCCAAGACCAAACCCGAAACACGTTCTCACTCTTCCCCGTTCTGGCATCTGACCGTCTGAAGGAAGAGTTCAAGCTCGACTTCAACAAGACCATCGTGTATGCCAAGACGATTGGTGGCGTCATTGAGGCTGCAACCTCGAATCCACTGACGCTGGAGGGTAAACGGCCCACCTTCGTCATCAAGAACGAGACGCAGTGGTGGATCGAGACCAACAACGGCCACGCGATGTCGGAGGTCATCGCCGGTAACGTCGACAAGTCCGCTTACGGCGTGTGTAGGTCTCTGTCGATCTGTAACGGTCATATTCCAGGCCAGGATTCAGATGCAGAGCGCGACTACGACGCGTACATGGACGTGCTGGCAGGAAAGGCCATCGACACCGGATTCCTGTACGACGCTCTTGAGGCTCCAGCGGACACACCGCTGAGCGAAATCCCTCCCCCGTCAGAAGACCCCGAGGGATTCGAGAAAGGCATCGCACGGCTCCGTGAGGGGCTGAAGATCGCACGCGGTGACGCTGTGTGGCTGGACCTCGACACGATCATCGCCTCGATGCTGGACAAGCGTCGGCCTGTGACTGAGTCGAGACGCAAGTTCCTCAACCAGATCAACGCGCACGAGGACTCCTGGATCGCTCCTCACGAATGGGACCGTCTGGCCCTCACCGAGGGTCTGTTCCAGCTCAAGAAGGGCGACCGGATCGCACTGGGCTTCGACGGCTCCAAGGCGAGCGACCACACGGCTCTGGTGGCCTGCCGGATCGAAGACGGCGTGCTGTTCCTGATCAAGCACTGGAATCCCGAGCACCACGGCGGGGAGGTCCCCCGAGATGACGTAGATGCCACGGTCCGTTCGTGCTTCGAGAGGTACGACGTGGTCGCCTTCCGCGCAGATGTGAAGGAGTTTGAGGCATACGTCGACCAGTGGGGTAAGGACTTCCGCAAGAAGGTGCAGGTAAACGCATCTGCCGGTAACCCAGTGGCGTTCGATATGCGCGGTCAGCAGAAGAGATTCGCTCTCGACTGCGAGAGGTTCCTCGACGCGGTGCTCGAGCGAGAGGTCTACCACGACGGTAATCCGGTTCTGCGGCAACACATTCTGAACGCACGGCGGCACCCTACCAACTATGACGCAATCGCAATTCGCAAGGCAAGCAAGGACTCCAGCAAGAAGATCGACGCTGCGGTCTGTGCGGTCCTAGCGTTTGGCGGCAGACAGGACTTCTTGATGAGTAAGCGAAATCGCTCTCGTAGAGCGGCGGTGATCATGTAATGGCAGAAACCGCAGTAGATCCCGAGAAGGAGCGGGATGATCTCCTAGACAAGTTCGAGCAGGCGCAGGACGAGCTGAAAGCCTCCAAGTCGTACTACGACGCTGAGGATCGACCAGAAGCAGTCGGCTTGCCGGTTCCGGCGCGGCAGCGCGATCTCAGGTGCCACGTGGGCTACCCGCGTGTGTATGTAGACGCTATCACGGAACGCCAAGAGGTACAGGGCTTTCGGCTACCGAACGCCGACGACGGCGACAAGGATCTGTGGGACTGGTGGCAGGCGAACAACCTGGACACTGAGTCGAACCTCGGACACACCGACGCCTGTATCTACGGACGGTCGTACGTCACGATCTCGATGCCCGACCCCAAGGTCGACCTGGACGTGGACCCCGATGTCCCGATCATCCGCGTTGAGCCTCCCACGTCGTTGTACGCCTCCATCGACCCACGCACTCGCAAGGTGCAGAAGGCGATTCGAGCTGTGTACGACGAAGAGGGCAACGACATCATCGCGGCCACACTCTACCGTCCTGATCGCACGATGCTGTGGATCAAGGAAGAAGGTGAGTGGGCAGCTCCGACCACCGTCAACCACGGCCTGGAACTGGTTCCCGTGGTGCCGATTCCCAACCGCACGAGGCTATCTGACCTGTACGGCACATCGGAGATCACGCCCGAGCTCCGGTCGATGACCGACACAGCTGCCCAGATCCTCCAGAACATGCGGGCCACCGCCAACACGATGGCGATTCCGCAGCGCCTGCTGTTCGGTGTGAAGCCGGAAGAACTCGGGATCGACCCCGAGACCGGACAGCGTCTGTTCGATGCGTACATCGCGAACATCATCGCGTTCGAGGATCACGAGGCCAAAGCCCAGCAGTTCTCCGCTGCCGAGCTGAGGAACTTCACCGAGGCCCTTGAAGAGGTCGCAAAGCAGGTCGCCTCGTACACCGGACTCCCTCCCCAGTACCTCTCGTCCCAATCCGACAATCCGGCCTCTGCTGAGGCCATCAGGGCGTCAGAATCGCGCCTGGTGACCAAGGTCGAGCGGAAGAACAAGATCTTCGGCGGGGCCTGGGAAGAGGTCATGCGGATCGCCTACAAGATGGCGAAGGGCGGCGAGGTCCCTCCGGACTACTACCGGATGGAGACCGTATGGCGTGACCCGTCGACTCCTACGTACGCGGCCAAGGCCGACGCAGCTAGCAAGCTGTACGCCAACGGCAACGGAGTCATCCCCCGTGAGCAAGCTCGTATCGACATGGGTTACTCCATCACCCAGCGCGAGAAGATGCGGGAATGGGATGAGGAGGAGCAGGCGATGGGCCTGTCCCTCGTGGGCTCGATGTACGGAGACACGCCGGCCTCAAACACTCCAGCTCAGACACCAGATTCTCCAGCCCCCGACGCATCGGGAGGCAGTAGCGAGTGACACCCGACGACTACGCCGCCACAGCGGCAATGATCACGTCGAGAGTCGCCCGGAAGATCCACCAGTTCGCGCTCCTCTTCGCACCTACGGAGATGAGCTGGCCTGAGTGGATTCGCATGTTGCAGTTCGTCTACCCCGAGATCGAAGCGGGCAGGTCAGACATCGCCAAGGCGGCAAGGATGTTCTACGACTCGCAGAGATCTGAGCACCACCCCACGCTCCCCCGTCATGATCGACCAACCGAGGAATATCGGTTCGACTGGTTCGTGAAGAACATGGAGCCAGCGCGAAAGCAGATGTCCCAGATGGACTCTCGAGAGAACGCTGTAGCTCACATGGTTCTGCGGGCCGTACGGGAAGTAGAGAACGCGGGCAGACGGCAGATCATCCACGCAGTAGAGACGGACCCAGAGCCACAGATCGTGAAGGGCTGGGCCAGGGTGGCTACCGGGCGCGAAACATGCGCCTGGTGCCTCATGCTCGTGTCGAGAGGGCCGGTCTACGAGTCCGCGAGGACTTCCGGCTTAGAGCTCGATGACGAAACTGCCGTGGACTTGTACCGGTCCGGCATGGATGTCACCGAGTACATGAACCAGTGGCACACCGGATGTGACTGCAAGGTGGTTCCAGTCTTCAACCTCCAGAACTGGCCTGGCAAGGAAGCGGCAGACGCCGCGCTCCAGCTGTGGATTGAGGCCGGCAGAGAGGCCGAACGACTAATCGAATCCGGCGAAGCTCGCACGGAGAACGTGAACCGCGAAACCATCAACGCACTTCGCCGACGCCTAGCACGCGGAGAAGTCAGCCCATCCCAATTCGCTGCCCTCGCAGCGTAACTCACCATTCAACGGCTCCCAGGTGGGGCCTATTCAACCATGCCCAGGAGGCGATATGCCAGACACCCCTTCGACTGAAACCCCCGACGCTGGCGCGACGACTGAGACCAAGACGGACGAAGCCGCCAAGACGTTCAGCGCGGAGTACGTGAAGGACCTGCGCGAAGAAGCCGCACGGTACCGGACCGAGAAGAAGGACGCTGTCGAAGCCGCGAAGACCGAGACCCGAGCCGAAGTCGTCGCAGAGTACGAACCCCAGATCGCGGATCGCGACACGAAGATCGCAGAGCTGGAGAAGACCGTAGCGGACCAGGCCGCTGAGCTCCTGAAGCTCAAAGCCGTTGTGGACGCGAAGGTTCCGGTCGAGGACGTGTTCACGGTCGCAGAGCTCGTTCATGGCGCGGACCAGGAGTCGATCTCCGAGTCGGTCAAGCGAGTCATGTCGATCTACGGGAAGAAGCAGACCCCCGACGTGCCGACTGATCCCAGCCAAGGCAGCGGCGGCGCAACCCCGCTCAACGGCGATCCCATCGCCAACTTGCTCAAGCGTGCCGTAGGCGCGAAATAACCGAAATCCCAAGAGAGGACACATAAATGGCTACTCCCGATCAGGTCGCAACGACCGAAGATTTCAAGGCGTTCCTGACCCCCGAGCAGTCGAAGGACTACTTCGAGAAGGCCGAGAAGACCTCCATCGTCCAGAAGATCGCCACGAAGATCCCGATGGGTCCGACTGGCATCACCATTCCGTACTGGAACGGCGCGGTCACCGCTGAGTGGGTTGGCGAGGGTGAAATGAAGCCCCTGACCAAGGGCTCGTTTGCGAAGAAGGACCTGACCCCGGTCAAGATCGCGGTCATCTTCGCAGAGAGCGCTGAGGTCGTGCGTCTCAACCCGCTCCAGTACCTGGAGACGATGAAGACCAAGATCGCCGAAGCGTTCGCGTTGAAGTTCGACGCGGCGGCTATCCACGGCATCGACAAGCCGACCGCGTTCAAGGGCTATCTGACCGAGACGACCCAGTCGGTCTCGCTGAACCCGAGCGCGTACGACGCCGTGGGCGTCAACGGCTTGGCGACCCTGGTCAACGGCGGCAAGAAGTGGACGGGCACTCTGCTGGACGATGTTGCCGAGCCGATCCTCAACGGCGCTAAGGACCTCAACGGTCGTCCGCTGTTCGTGGAGGCGGTCTACGACTCCGTCGTGAACCCGATCCGCGAAGGCCGCATCCTTGGCCGTCCGACCTATGTCAACGACCACGTCGTGAGCGCTGGCGCTCCCGGCTCGCGGGTCATCGGCATCATGGGCGACTTCAGCCAGGTCGTGTGGGGCCAGATCGGCGGCATCAGCGTCGACGTTTCGCATGAGACCGTGCTGAACTTCGGCACTCCTGAAGCTCCCAACTTCATCTCCCTGTGGCAGCACAACATGCTGGCGGTCCGGATCGAGGCCGAGTACGCGTTCATGGTCAACGACAAGGACTCGTTCGTGAAGATCACCGACGCTCCTGCGCCGGAAGACGCCGAGACTCCGTAAGTCTCACTTGACATCGAACAGGACGGAGGGGGCCTTCGGGCCTCCTCCCTCTTGAAGAGAGGAGCGAGATGGCACACGCCACCGCAACCGACGTGACGGTGTTTTGGGCGAGGACTCCCACGACCGAAGAGATCGCACTGATCAACCGGCGACTGGAACAGGCTGAGCGGCTCCTCAAGAAGTCGATACCCGACCTCGACGCTCGCTGCGAGGCTGATCCGATCTTCAAGGCCGACGTAATCGACATCGAGGCAGAGGCCGTGCTGAGGCTCGTCCGTAACCACGAGGGCTACCTCTCGGAGACGGACGGCAACTACACGTACATGCTCCAGGCTCAGGACCCGAACCGGAAGCTGGAGATCCTCCCCGAGGAGTGGGAGCTGTTGGGTATCAGGCGAACCCGCATGGCGATTCTAGTTCCGGATGTGGTGATGCCGTCGTGACGCTCTACCCGAAGCCCGAGGAGGTCAACACCACCGGCTGCGACCACTGGGCAGACCCTCCGGTCGTCCAGTGCATCCACGACTGGCGCATTCACTGGGGCAACATGCCTCGCGTCGTCACCGGGGAGTTCAAACGATGAGCCTCCTAGATCAGGGCACAGACGAAGTGATCGTCTACCCCGAAGAAGTCGTCACCGACAAGGACGGGAACACCCGCACGAGACCCTCGAAGGTCGGAGTGCCGGCCCGAGCTCGAATCCAAGTCCTGGGACAGTCTGGGACCTCTTCCCGACGCCAGGAGCAGGACAACGAGGGCTTCGAGACCGAGAAGGTCTACACCATCCGTTTCGACCGCGAATCAGACCGCCGACTAGGGCGGTTAGGGGCTCAGTCGACTGTCGAGTGGGATGGCCGGAAGTGGGCTCTATTCGGCGACGAGAACGTTTACAACAGCTCCCCGAGGACTGCTCATCGGACCTACACCATCAAGAGGTACTGATGACGATCAGACTACGCAGCCCGGCATTCGTAAACGGCGCTGCCGCACGGCATGTGGATACACAACGCGCACTAGACAGGACCGCCAACCTGGTTCACTCCCGCGCAGAGTCCAACCTTGCACAGGCTAGGGCTTCGACCGCACACGAGAAGATCTCAGGTCCAAGGCACATCACCGAGATCACCAAGGGCAAGGCTCCCGGCAAGTACGGGAATACGGACCGGATGGTGGCGATGGAGGGTACCAACCCGTGGGCCATCGAGTTCGGCCACGGCCCATCAGGATTCTTCGCCCCTGGCCGCTACGGCAAGGTCACCAAAGCCCCGCACGGTCTTTACATCCTGACCCGCGCATCGTTCCGCGCCGGCGCTCACGTCACCCCCGCATCTGGAAGGAAGGTAGGTAAGCGTTAGTTGCCCAAACTGCCCCGCGTCCAGGCGATCCTGTTGCCCATACTACGAGCGGCACATCCAGACGTTGAGTTCACCACGTGGGGCTCTGACATCGACTATCGGAACTTTCCGTACGTAAACCTCAGGCGCATAGACGGATTCCGCAATCCGACCGCTCCCGAGCTACACGGACTTCCGATTATCGAGATGACCGCGTACACCGATGAAGGTCTACCTGAGACCGAGGAACTTTACGAGGACTGTCTGGAAACGCTCTACCGAGCGCGCCGACGCCAAACTCAAACCCCCGCAGGCTATATCAGCTCGATCAAAGAAACGATGGGCGCTACTCAGTTCAGCTCGCCGTTCCAGGATTCCTGGCGCGTCCAGGGGCTGATGGTCTTCGGGATTCGCCCACCCAGAAAGTAATACGAGAGGATTCACATGGCACAGAATGATGCTGCCGTTCTCACCGCCGCAGTCGGTTACGGGTTCACCGCCAATCCCGGCACCCCGGCACCTACTCCCGCAGAGCTCGCCGCTCTCGATCCGGAAACGTTCGGCGCTAAGGTCGTGACAATCTCTGGCACGCCGACTGCTGAGTTCGACCTTGGCATCGAGGATGCGGTGATCGAGGACATCCCGTCCACCGCGAACGCGGCTGTACTCCAGGTCGCCATCGAAGAGGTTCTCGGCGAAGGTGCAGTGCTGGTGTCTGGCACGTCCCTGACCGCTGGCCTGGACATCACCTTCATCGGTCCGTACCAGGGCGTTGACGTGGACGTCGACTCGACGGACACCAACGTCTCCGTGACCACGAAGACCAACATCAACGGCTGGTCCCCGGTCGGGCACACGTCCGAGAACGACATGCCCGAGTTCGGCTATGAGGGTGGTGACACCGAGGTCCGGAACACCTGGCAGAAGAAGAAGCTCCGAGAGATCCAGACCGAGGAGCCTATCGACTACCTGACGATGTTCCTGCACCAGTTCGATACCCAGTCGTTCGAGCTGTACTACGGCAAGAACGCGGCTAACACGCCGGGTGTGTTCGGTGTGGACGGCATCACCAAGCCGGTCGAGAAGGCCCTGCTGGTGATCATCGTGGACGGTGACGAGAAGGTCGGCTTCTACGCGGCCAAGGCGTCGATCAAGCGCGACGACGCCATTCAACTCCCGAACGACGACTTCGCGGCCCTTCCGGTGCGCGCGACGTTCCTGAAGATGGCCGGTCGTCGGCTCTTCGATTGGATCAACGAAAAGCTGTTCCGATAAGCCCCACTTGACATCGAACAGATGTCTCCAGGGGGGAGGGGTTTCCTGTGGCGGGCCTTCCCCTCCCCCGCCCCACTCTTATTGCCCGCCACCAACAATGAAAGGTCTGCCATGTCAAACTTCTCTCTCGACAACTTCCGCACCGCTGCTAAGCGCAAGTACGCCCCGGTCACCATCGAGCTGGAGGACGGCTCCGAGGTTGAGCTGCGAGGCTACATCCGCTTGAACGAAAAGGACCGCGAGAAGGTGTTCGACAACCTCACCCTCATGGGTGAGATGCAGTCCGACGACGGCGTTGACGATATGCCCGAATCGGACAAGGCACTGCTAGTCGAAGCCATGCACGACATCCTGCTCGTCCTGGCTCCTGGCGTGAGTGGCCGTCGCCTGATCTCCGAGATCGGCGGCGATCCTCTTGTACTGGCTGAAGTGCTGGGTGCGTGGATGCAGGAGTCGCGGCTGGGGGAAGCCGTGTCCTCGCCGAACTCCTAGACAAGTACGGCGAGGCTCTCGTAGCGGATTTACTGCGCGAGTACCGCGTAGATCTCCGTGACCTCTTTGACGACGAGAACCCGCTGGACCCGCAATACGTACTGTGGCTAATCCTCGGTCTCTCAGTGGATTCCGCTTTCGCCGCTGAGCGCCGAGGAGGCCCGCAGTTCCGCGGATGGACGCCGAACACGTACGCACAAGTGGCTACTGCCAACGGAATCCGAGGGCTTCAGTACTCGTACATCCTGACTCACATCGACAAGAAGGCCAAGAGGCCGAATCCTCCTGAGCCTTACCCGATCCCAACTCGGGAGACCGATAACAGCAAGCCCGTCACACCGAAGCCCGGTTCGTTCGCTGGAATAGCCGCTTCGATGATGGCGGCTGCCCGACGACAGAAGGCAGGTATGTAGATAGATGGCAAAGGGAAGCGCGGGTGGTAAGGGCGGGACGGAAGTCGGTCGCATCTACATCCGAGTCGTTCCAGACGCTGACGGGTTTCACGGCAACCTGCGCAGGCAGCTCCAAGGTGCCGACGAGGACATAGAGATCAAGGCCAAGCCCACCGGACTGGACAAGGTCCGCAGGCAGGCTCAGGAAGCGACCAGGGGCCTGGAGGCCGAGGTCGACGTAAAGGCCAACACCGCAACAGCGGTGCGGCAACTCGACCTGTTTCAGAAGCGGCAGCTCAAGGATCTCCAAAAGCACTTCGCGAATCTTGAGACCAAGATCCCCCTCACCCCAGAGGGGGAGCGGATGCGCCGGATGGCTGAGCGCGCGGTCCAGGACCTCGAGAAGGACATCAAGGCCGACATTCCGATTGAGGCTTCGCTGGCTGCCGGTCAGCGTGCCAAGGTCTTGGAAGAGGTCGAAGCGGTCAAGCGATTGGCTGAGCGCGATGCGATTCAGCTCAAGCTCGATCCGAAGTTCGACTACAAGCTCCACAACCGCCTGAGCGACATGGCGAAGCGGGCAGCTGAAGCCGAGCTCAAGGCCGAGCAGGACTACAACAAGCGTCTGAAGTCATACCACGACCAGCTCTACGAGGACAAGCATAAGACTCGTATTACAGACTGGCGCAGGGAACTTCAGCTCATGAAGGAGCGGGATGCCGAGACCCGCAAGTTCGCGGAGAACTACCGAAGAGAGATGGAGGCCCAGAAGGCTCTCCGGATCGCTCCGGACTCGGAATTCCGCAAGACGATGCTGTCCGACCTCAAGAAGGCTGCAAAGGATCTGGACGCAGCAATCCCGTTCACCGTAGACGGCGAGAAGCTCCGCAGGAATCTGCGAGCAGAAGTCGAGGCGATTGAGCGAGAGATTGACGCTGAGGTCCCCGTTGACTTGAATCTGGCTGCGGCACAGCGCATGAAGATCAAGGCAGCTATCGAGAGCATCAGGGCTAGAGTGCCGGTCGAGATAGAGCCGAAGGTATCGAAGGGCAACCTCGCCAAGAAGTTCCTGGGCAACGTGATGCCGTCGTTCGGATCCGGTATCAACTTCGGTGGTTACGCGCTGATCTTCGCGGGGATCTTGGACTTCCTAGCCCCGGTCGTCGGGTTGATTTCGACGGCGTTCCTGACGCTGCCAGGTCTGATCGCAAGCATCGCCACGCCGATAGGCGTTGTGGCGCTTGGCATAGATGGGATCGCTAAGGCGGCTGAGACCCTCAAGGAGCCATTCGAGAGCCTCAAGAAGACGGTCAGTGACACGTTCCAGACTCGGATGACTCCGATCTTCGAGCAGCTAAAGCCGCTGTTTCCGATGTTCGAGTCTGCTCTACCAACCGTCGCCCACGGGCTGTCGGACATGGCGCAGGGTCTGGCCGACCTGGTGACCAAGGGCAACGGAGCCCAGGTTATCGAGAACACGATCCGCAACATCGGCAATGCGATCTCTGCGGCCACCCCCGGTATGCAGAGCTTCGTCGGAGGGCTGCTGGGACTTGCTGAGCAGCTCAGCCTGAAGTTCCCGTCGATTGTCAAGTGGTTCAACGACGCTGGCGATAGATTCCTGAACTGGGTCCAGGTCGCCTCGGCTGACGGGACTCTGAGCAGCGCGTTCGACGGACTCGGTCAGTCGCTGAAGTTCATCCTGGACACCGTTACCGATCTCGGTAAGCAGGGGCTCGACTTCATGAAGAACCCCGAGAACCTGGAGATGTTCAAGCAGCAGCTAGAGGGCATCGGCAACATCCTGAAGCAAATCATGGAGTGGTCCGCCGGCCTGAACGAGAACTTCGAGGCTCTCAAGCAGTTCGGGCGAGTGTTTATGGTCGGAGCCGATCTTCTCCAGGGTGACCTGAAGGGCGCGTGGTCCAACGGTAAGGACTTCGTCACGAACTTGTTCGGAGACACGGAGCAGCCCGCTCTGGAAGCGGGGCAGCGAACCGGCGTCGCATTCACCGAGGGCATGTCACAAGTTCTCCAGCCTGGTGAGAACAACGTTGCAACCAGCCTAGAGGAGCTGATGACGGGTGGAGCAGGTATGCCAAATACTCCCCCGCCAGCGATGCAGATCCCGCCGCCCAACCTGGAACCGGCGAAGCAGGAAGTCACACAGTACCAGTCGTTCATCGACTCGGTGACCCAGCAAGTCCGTGGCGCACTTTCACAGGCCACGTCGGGTGACACCCTTCCGGCCCCGAACTTCGAGGCGTTCAAGGCAGCCTGGACGGGCCTGCACACGTTCATCTCGGAGCAGGTAGCCCAGTTCAAGGTCCAGGGCCAGCTCGTAGGCGACAGCCTCGGGTCTGGCATGTCGGGCTTCGTGAATAAGGCCAAGTCCGCGCTGACGGGACTTCCTGCCGCTACTCAGCCGTCGTTCGACGCGATGAAGCAGCAGGCGATCTCCGCGTTCGGCCAGATCGAGACAGCCGCTGCTGAGCTCCCCGGCAAGATCGGGGCACAGCTCGGTGGGTTGGCCGGCATCGGCCACTCCGCAGGTCTTCAGCTTATGTCCGGCCTGACAGCCGGTATGCAGGCTGGTGAAGGCGCAATGCTCGGCTACGTCCGGACCATCGCGGGGAAGATCGCTGAGAACAAGGGACCTCTGCCGTACGACAAGAGAGTCCTGATACCAAACGGTGAAGCGCTGATGGACGGTCTGGGTGTCGGCCTGGCGACCGGCTTCGAGGACGTGCTTGCGCGTGCGAAGTCGATGGCAGAGCAGATCTCCGAGGCAATTGAGGACGGCATCAGCCTGGACTCGATACTGGGAGGCACCAAGCTACCCGAGCTCCAGAAGATGCTGGACACCCTCGAAGAGCAGCGCAAGGTGTTGAAGGTTCAGAAGAACAACACCACCGACAAGAGCCAGCGACAGATCCTCACGGATCAGATGTCGCAGCTTCAGGCACAGAAGGACCAGCTGTCGCTGATCAAGGACCAGTATCTGAACACCAACAAGTACGGAACCGAAGTCCAATCGGTTACGGAAATGTGGGACCAGATGTTCCAGAAGATGTTCGACATGCCGTTCAACTTTGCGAAAGCGACTGGTGGTCAGCTTCTTTCGGATCTCGGTATCGGCGGCGGTGGCGCTCTGACGACCCTCGCAGAGGGACTGATCGACTGGGGCATCAACGCGGGTAAGAAGTTCATCTTCAACGTCAACAGCATGGATGAAGCTCTATCTGCCCAGCGCAACCTGGTTAACCGGGAGGCGCTCCAGTTCACTCGGTAACCACAACATACGCGACAGGCCCCGGCTACATGCCGGGGCTTTTGTCGTTAGGAGGTAAGAGAATTGAACACCCTCGTTGAACTCGAAGGAGTCAACGGCGAGCGGTTCATCCTGGCAGGGCCTGGTGAAGGAGACCAGGGCATCTATCTCAGCACAGACGTGAAGGGGTGCTTCTACGACCCGCCCGTCAAGGTGGTGAGCGAAGAGCCTGGGAACTTCCCCGGCGCAAGGTATTTGAACCACCGAATCCTACGACGCGACATCACGTTCGCCGTCGACATTCTCAACGACACAGGTTCCGGCTCTTGGATTTCCCGCGATTCGCTTTGGCGAAAGGCGTGGGCATTCGACCGGGACTGCAAGCTGATCGTGACCACCGAGCACTCGGGGACGCGATGGATGTACATCCGTCTCCTGGAGTCCCCCGACGTGGACATGAAGTACGACCCAGACTTGAACTCCGTCAACCGGACGATCATGACATGCGTTGCGTACGACCCGTTTTGGTACGAGGAAGACGTGATCTACCCGGTCGAGACGAAGACCGACACGCGGTTCGACCCGAACTGGTGGACCCCGCCGTGGCCGTGGGAGGAACTCCCGAAGGAGAAACTCACCATCACGGTTGACCCATCCGATGGCAAGGGCGGGCTTAACCCGACGGACCAGGAGATCTGGCTGAAGTGGGGAGTCCCTGGATCGACGGAAGAGATTCCGGAGTTCCCGTGGCCGTTCCCGCCCGGTATTGACATCCCGTGGGAACGAGCACCGTTCACCCAGTTCACGATTCCGGACCCCTCGTTCGAGAACCCAGCGCTGGCTAACCGGCGCGTCAAGACACCCGGCCTGATCTACGGAGAGAACTGTGTCATCGACACCGATCCTCGCGAGGAGCAGATCAGCTCTGAGATCGACACCCCGGTCTGGGAACGGATGAACGGCGTCCGGTGGAAGCACTACGTACCTCCGTATACGAAGTCCCACACGTTCGAGATCGTCGCCAGCGGCTGCCGCCCTGGGCAGATGATCACCCTACGGATTCCGAGGCCGTGGTCGCGTCCCTGGGGGCTTGAGTGAGCGGCCTTGTAACGCTAGAGGACCACGAGGCTCTCTGGCAGAAGATCCAAGCGCGGCGCTGCGAGCGTGAGCGCGAGAGGCTGGCTCCAGTTCTGATCCGACTGTGGGACGGCGATTACCGTCTCCGTGGACAGGTTGCCGGGGAGCGGGCCGGCTCGTTCGAGTTCATCGAAAACGACGTAGGCACAGCGTTCCTGGAGCTCTCTCTGGACCACTACCTGTCGAAGTGGATCTTGAACCACCGAGGCAGGGCTAAGCGGAACGTCCACGTCACGTTCGACAAGCAAGGTGCCCGTTGGGCTGGACGGATGTCGAGCTACCGCGTGGTACGTACCGAGGGTGGGGACGCCTACCTGGAAGTGAACTTCGTTCACGACTACGAGCAGGCGAAGCACATCCTCTGCTGGAGCAACCCGTTCCTGCGGCCAGAGTTGCAGTTCCCCAAGATGTGGATCATCTTCGGGCCTGCCAAGTGGTGCTTGCTGATGACGCTGTTCGTCAACATCCTGCGACTGGAAACGTCGCTGTGGACGCTGCCAGACAATCCGCTAGATCCGTCCGAGTGGTTCCCGCTGTCGATCAACATCTCGAACTGGAGGAACATCGTCAAGCCGTTCCCGTTCCTCGGGGACAACAGCAACCTGACGATCATCTTCTCGCGGTTCAAGCCGTTCTTCGACGTGGCGAAAGACGTTCTGGCAGACGCTCAGTTGACGATGACCTGCCGTCGCTACCTGCACGGCGAGGACCCTCACCCGTTCGAGGATCTGCGTGGAGAGCTCAACATCGGTCCGCTGGAGGATCTGTTGTCGCTCATACCGATCCGGCATGGCTGCCTGGTCTGGGACATCGTGGACAACTCAGGTTGGGGCACCGAGACCGCGTTCGGCGGTTCGCTGCTCACAGGGCTCATCAGAGCCGTGGTCAGCATCGCGGCTGACGGTACGACCGAGAACATCGACGTGTTCCACCAGGACCCGGTGTTCCCGAACCAGTACTACCGTCCTGGCTGGCGCGGAACGCTGCCTAACGCCCCGCATGTGGTGTTCCTCGACGGGAAGTACACCGGCATCAAGTCCTCGGAGTACGAGTACGTCGAGGCGACCAGCACGTCGTTCGTCGGCGGTGGTCACAGTATGCCCGGTATCAACGAAGCGATCTCTGCGGCCATCAACATCGGCGGCGATTTCCTGACCTCGTTCATCAACTCGCAGATCGCAGCCATCCCGGCTGTCGCTGCGGTTGGTGGGGCCATCGACCTACCGCCTCTCGGAGGCATGATCGACTCGGTCGCGAAGATCTTCTACGAGGATGTGTTCCTGGCGTTCCAGGAGACTCCGACGCTGCGAGCGGCTGGGCTGAGCCTGCCGATTGCCGGCCTGGAAGACATCGTTACGGGGCTGGGCGACTTCCACCTGTACGAAGAGTGGGTCGACGGGATCGACAAGGCGTTCACCCTAGCTGCGGCAGCGGCCACCAGGGCAGCGATCTTCAAGACACGAGCGCGAATCAACCACAAGATCAAGGTATCTGACGCCTCTCCGTACTACATCGGTGAGCGCGGGTACGGGCACTTCTGGCTCGGAGACCGTGTCGGACGGACGATCCAAGATCACCCCGATCCGGACATGATCTTCGTGGAGAGGGTCCACCGAATCAAATACGAGTGGGACAAGGACGGCCCGAAGGGCTGGGACATCTCCATCGGCCATCGCGAGCCGAGAGACCCGCTTCTGAATCTGTACGAGAAGTTCCGCGATCTCAGCAGCAACGTGAGCCAGCTAGGGGTCATATAGAGAAAGGCAATGCGTGGGTATCGCTACGCAGGAGACAACCGATTGGACGAACCCAGAGGAGCACTTCCTCTGGGCTCTCCAGAACCTGCCGACCATAGCGGGGTTTGGCGCTATTACCAACCCGCTGTTCCTGAAGGCGTGGTCAAAACACCTCTGGGAGTGCGGCTTTGCTCATAAGGACTATCTGATCTCGCTGGCAGACGAGAACGGGAACATCAACATCAACCAGCTGCCGGATCAGATCAAGAAGTTCCAGCTCCCGATCCGAGGAGACCGCCACGCGTACAACAACGCGTCCAGGTGGGTTACTCCGGACACGCCGGAACCACCGAAACCGGTAATCCAAGACGTTCGGAAGCTCGCGCTGAACGAGCAGCAAGCCGTCAAGCAGATGCTGATCGAAACCGGCGTCGTGAAGGAAGAGAAGACGCAACCGCCTGTGGCACAGGTGATTATCGAGGAGAGCTCACATGAGTGATGCAGATACCGTCCCGTTGGACGTTGACGAGATCAAGGAAGCCACTGCACCGTGGAGTAGGCGTCTCGGGTGGGATGCTAACGGAGACGGTGAGATTGACGAGGTCGAAGAGAACGTACCAGAACCTCTGGTGCTGCGTTCGTTCGTCGTAGCAATCGTCGGCCTTGCCGGGGCCGTGCTGGGCAAAGAGCTCGATGTGTCGTGGATCGACCAGGCCATCGCAGCGTACGCAGTCGGCGCACCGATGGTGCTCGCGTTCTGGGCACGTCGGCACGTGTCCCCGGTGAAGAAGTGACGCCGCCGTTCAATCCGGACTCGTGGATGGATGTGTTCCTCCTGCTGGGCCTGGGCCTCCTGGGCCTGGCAGGAACGGTCCTCCCGATTGTCCTGGGCAAGCATGGAAAGAAGATCGACCGAATCGAAGAGCAGGTCTGCAACACGCACGAGTCGAACATGCGTGACGACCTAGACGAAGTTCGGAACTTGGTGATTGAGGGTTTCGCGGAGATGCGTCGCGAGTTTCTCGCTGTCCGTACTGAGTTGAACACAGAGCGAATCGAACGTATCGAAGGCGACAAGCTGCGACTGGTTGCGGAGGGAGGTATGCAGTGACGACACCGAACCAGCCAGCACCCGATGACGCTTTCGTGATCGGGGACGACTGGGGGCAGAACTTCACCGAGGCCATCATCCGTGGGCAGTTCCAGATCCCAGAGATCAACCTGGGCAACGCGTTGAGCGTGATGCGAGATCAACTTCTCAAGCTACCGCTGGAAGCGCTGGAGGTCTTCAAGCCGATCATTCCCGACTGGATCGAGGACGACTTCGCCAACGTCGCGAACGCCGTCAACAAGATCATGTCGATTCTCACCGAGCCGATCAGGTTCCTGCTCGAAGCCGACTGGCAAGAGTGGCTTGCGAACACGTTCAACGGATTCCAGACGGTCGTCAACCAGATCATCGACATCCTTCGCGGACTCGTCGTCACCCCGGTAAATCAGGCAGTCCAGGACATCAAGGACTGGTGGAACCGGCTCACGGGCAAGACGCAGAACCTGACGACAGACGGCAAGCTCGACGCCGGCCAGTTGATCGGACAGGTGTCGAAGAGCGTTGTCGAGGGCCTGGAAGATCTTGCCAACAACGTGATCGACGGATTCAAAGGCATCAGGAACGGGTGGACCGGAGGCAACAACGCCACCGGCTCCCCGCAAGAGGTCAAGCAGACCATCGAGCTGATCCGTACCGCCATCGTCGGTGGGTACACGATAGAAACCATCGACACCAGCCAGACGTGGAACAAGCCGACCACTCCCCTAGTCGAGTTCTGGGCTATATGCATCGGTGGTGGAGGCAGAGGCTTCCGTGGAGGGGCTGTAAAGAACACCAGCGGCGCTGCTACCGCGTTGGGCGGGGACGAAGGGATCGACGGCGGTTATGTCGCACAGCAGCTCGACCCAGAGCTTATACCCGACACAGTCGTCTGCACTGTCGGGGCAGCCGCGTCGGCCATAGGCCAAGCGGGACAACCGACTTCGTTCGGCTCCCTTGTGTCGTCCACCCCCGGCGTCGGCTCGATCTCCCACATCGGTGGGTACCTCGTCAGCACGTCGAAACCGGGCAGAGGAGGCAGAGGCGGCGATGCCACTAAGAACCCTGACGCCAGCTACGCAGGCTCCCCCGGTGAACCGTCAGCTCTCGGAACGCCGGGCAACGGCGGTGCTGCGAACGGCGGCACAGGCGGTGCTGGAGGGAACGCGTCGCTGATCGGACAGCAGAAGTCCGGAGGCGGTGGTGGTGGCGGTGGTGGTGGTCGAACAGGTCAGACGTTCGGCACGATCACCGGAGGCACCGGAGGCAACGGCGGTTACCCAGGCGGTGGATCTGGCGGCGGCGGCGCAGCCGCTAACGGGGGATCTATCGGCATGGAGGCAGTAGGCGGCGCTCCTGGCATCCCGGCCAACGGCATTCTCTTCCTGATGTACAAGTGAGGATTTGATGAAGACAGCCATACAGCTTGACACTGACATGTCGATGTGGGGAGAAGGGACCAGGCACTACCTGACCAGCGATGGTCGCAGCCTCGCGGTGAAGGTCGACCCCGGCGTGACCGACGACGAGGCGCGAGAGCTGAACAAGCTCCTGGAAGAGCTGGGAGCTCCGTTCGTTATCAGCGGCAAGCACCGAATTGTCCCCCGCCCCACCACAGTTCTCGAATGCAACGAAGACGGCTCTCCGATTGACCTGACGCCGGTACACACGCTACCGGCTGGCACCCCCTACGAGGACGCTCTACTCGCTGCGGGATACGAACTGACCGAATAACGAGAAACCCCCTCTCAGGACGAAATGTCTTGGGAGGGGGCTTTTTTGCGTTTAGAGGGTCACCGGCTACGGAAGGTGTGTTGGACCGCGAACGCAGTCCAGATCAACGTCCACATACCGCCCCACATAAGCCAGAGCATCCCCACCACGTTTGCTCCGTTGCTTACCAGCGGTATTCCGAAAAACAACGTTCCGAGCAGCGAGAACACCGCGAGCAGCGCGAACCCGTAGTTGACCGTGATTCTCTTCGGTTGCGGAGCCGGTCGAGTCACCGTCCAGGTTTGTCCGTCCCAGTACCGTTCTCCTCCAGAGCCCGAAGGGTCTGGGTACCAACCAGGCGTGGCGATAGGCGCTGTCACGCGCTCATCCTTTCTAAGATGTCGTCCGGTATTCGTAGGTCGAAGTGTAAGACCCCCGGGTTTACTCGGGCCTCTCTGCCCTTCATCTCAGCAGCCGCCGTGATCCCCGACTTGAGCAGGAGCTGTCGACGCGCTTCCGCGTCCCCCCGGTTCCACGCCTCGGCGTATGTCTCGTCGCCTTCTCGGTACTCCCACCGAGCTTCGGACTCGGGCAGCTTCTCCAGCTCGGAGATACGAGCATCTAACGCGCTCAGCTGATCCAGGAGACGCTTTCGCATGGTGTCCGATGTGACGGTGCCCAGCAGTGGGGTTATCTCCTCAACGGCCCGTACAGCCTCGTCCAACTCGGCTCGATGTGACTCCGCTGGGATGTACACCCTCTCTTGGATCTTCCGGTCACCGAGTTCAGCAAGGAAGGACTCTTCGACCAACTGCTCCATCTGATCGGCGTTGGTGAGATTGGCAGGGTGGGTCTTCTCAACACCGCCCACGCACTGGTAGTAGCGGTAGGTCTTGCCGCGCTTCTTGTTGTGGTGCTGACGCAGGTGCATCGGTCGTTCGCACACCCGGCAGACGAGGACGCCGAGCAACGGCGACGCTTTCGCTGACCTGTTCGTCACCTTGAAGGATCGAGAATCAAGCGCCGCCTGGAGGCGGTCGAACACGTCCTGGGAAACCAGCGCCGGCCCTTTGCGTACCGCGATCCCCCGCTCGTCTCGGATGGTCTCGCCGTTATGCGTGGAGTAACCCAGGAGAGTCTTCGAGCGGAGCTGCTGACGAATGTGCGCGTTGCTCCACTTACCACCCCGAGTCGGCTTACCGGCCCTGTGCCGAAGGTAGTCAGAAGGGGACAGCTCTCCTCTCTCGTTCAGCTCACGAGCTATCGACTCCGTCGACTGCCCTTCGAGGACCTTCTCGATGATGGAGAGCAGGACCGCCGAGGCGTGCTCGTCGGGCACCAGCTCCCACCCAGCAGCGTCCTCACGCTCTTGCGCGCGGTAGCCGTAGTAGGGCTTGCCTCCTCCCCAGCGGCCAAGCTCACGTAGCTTCTTCTGAGAGCCCTTGGTCCTCTCTCGGATCGCCTCCAGCTCCCCCTCTGCCACGCCAGCGATGACGTTGGCGATCATCCGACCGATCCACGTCGACAGGTCCAGATTCTCCGACACGCAGACGAGGGTCTTGTCGTTCTCCATGACCCAGCCGAAGAGTTTGTTCATCGGGATAGCTCGCCTGGACAGCCGGTCGAGCTTCCACGCCACGAGGATGTCCCACTCGTGCTTCCGGTGGTCGGTGAGCCACGGACCTAAGGCTGGCGTCTCGAACGGATCGACCGATCCAGACACGTCGAGGTCTTCAGCCCAGCCGATGATCTCGTGGTCGTTCTGACGCGCCCAGGTCTCGATGATCTCTCGCTGCCTCTCGACCGATGTCGATTCCTCCATGACCCGCGAGAGTCGTATTCTTCCAAGAACTCGCATGTCAGGTACAGTATCAAAGGTCCGCAACGTCTGAAGATCGAAACACCGATGCGAGGTTGTAACGACTAGAACGTGTTACAGTTCCGCATGAGGACAGCACTTTCACAAAGCATGAATATCGAGTTCCCGATTTTGAGGCTTTGCGAACTGTGGTAGCGTAGCCGTCCGACGACAGAAAAAGCCCCCTACCTGCGGTAACAGGCAGAGGGCGGGTACACCTGAAAGGGCCAGGTGCATGAAGATTCTATCCCCGATCCACGCAGCAACAGCGGGCACAGTCGCAGTCGGTGGACTGTCTTTCGCGTTGTCGTTCACCGCGTTGTCCGATCTGGCGGCGAGTAACGGAGTGCCGTCCTGGCAGGCGTGGATGCTCCCGCTCGTCATCGACGGCGGTGTTATCGTCGCCACGGCGGCGACCGTAGCGCTACGTAAGCACAGCTGGTACGCCTGGACGCTGCTGGTGTTCAGCTCGCTCGTGTCGGTTGCCGGCAACGTGGTCCACGCGCATCCGCACGGCCTGGTGGCGATGGTGCTCGCGGCGATCCCGCCGCTCTGGCTCCTGGCCGCGACCCACTTGACGGTCATGCTCGCGCGGCAGACGGATGTTCAGGATTCTGTCGTGTTCAGGAAAGTTGAACATGCTGAAAAACTGAACGCAGCTTGACTGCACCCGACCGGGAACGGTGTATCGACGTATGCGAATACACGCATGTGTCAGATACGAAAAAAGACCCCCACCCCCGAAGGGGTGAGGGCCATAGGCTCAACGGATCTGGTTCCGAGTGTCGAACAGGTACGGGCCGGTGACAACCTCGCGGGAAATCAGCTCCCCGGTAAGCCGCTCGACTTCGCAGACTTTGCCGCCGTACTCCCACTTCTCGACCTTGTCGATCTCAGGGTAGACAACCCTCTCGATGCCAGTCGCCTGAATGAGCTTCGAGCAGCCTGGACAAGGCTCCCGCGTGATGTAGAGGGTGGCTCCGATGAGGTCCTCTCTGTCGCAGTACAGGAGCGCGTTCGCCTCTGCATGAACAGCAACGCATTGACCTGGTCCTGCGTCATACCCAGTAACGCCAGGTACAACTCCTTCTGCCAGGCGTCGAGGACAGGAGGAGCAACCATCCCGTCCAGTTGGCGCACCGTTATAGCCTGTCGCACGTACTCGTCTGTCTTTGACGACGACTGCACCGACCTTGCTCCTTTCGCAGTCCGATCTCTGGGCCGCTGCCGTGGCGATCCCGAGGAAGTACTCGTCCCAGTCAGGCCGGCTCACTACGCAGCCTCACTTCGTCAACCCCCGACAGGGTCCGAATCGGAGTGGTGATGTGCACGCTGATCAGGTTCAGGTCTCTCGCAATCTGCTCCAGTGCCAGAGCGATGCGACCGTCGTATGCGCCTGTCATCAGGCTCCTTTCGGCTTGCGGAGGCCCATAGCCGTGGACCACTTCCGCTTGGGTTTCGGTGGGGGCTCGTAGATATGCCGCATATCGAACGAGACGCTGTAACTGACGCCACCCAGCAGCCTCTCTCTGTGGGAGAACGCTGAGTAGCAGTAGTCGTAGTTGGTGTCGACACGCGGCGGGCTCGTCAGCGCGAACTTGGACCCGTTCATCTCGACGTAGTAGCGCGCGGGTAGCTCTGGGTCCTCGTAGACGCGGAGAATCTCGTTCAGAACTCACTCCCTTCGCTGTACGCATAGGAGAGCTCGGATTCGAGCGCATAGACCTCGTTGAGCAGGTCAGCGATGATCTTCTGTTGCTCTTCGATCCGCGCTTTGTAGTCGCGTTCGCCGATCACCAGGTTGAAGATGTCGTGCTCCTGGCTGTCCACGCGCTCGTCCAGCCGCTCGATCTCGTCGGCCTGGTCCTTCAGCGTGCGGATCAGATCAGCGAAACACCCGTGGACAGAAGCGAACCAGTCCGCGTCCTGTTCTGAGTGGAAGTTGGCAACGAGCTGCTTGTCGTCGGTCTCGCTGACCGCAACGACATCCCAGGTCTTCTCGTAGTCGTTGTCGGTGTCGAAGGCGACCTCTTCGACTATGTAGAAACGATTCTCAGCTCCGGTGGTCTTCGACCACTGCTGGTAGATGTAGTCAAAGAACTCGTCATTCTCCATTGCTGTTCTCCTTGGGTGCTTCTAGTGCGAGCTGGGCTCGGATGACAATCGCCTCGGTGGTGATCGCGTGCATGTTGTGGAAATGGTGCTCCCGAACCGTCTGTCGTAGCGTGTGATCGAACACCACAACCGCCTCTCGGTTGCGCTTCAAACTCCGCACGAAGTCCGACTTGGCCTCCCGCAGAATGAGATCCAGCCCCACAGCCCAGACCGCTTCATCCGTAACCATCTGGTGCACGACGAACCGCTCCCCCAGCGGGGGTAGCGCTCTCAACTGACCAGCTCCACGTCGTGGTACTCCCCCGTGACGAACTGGAGACGGCCCACGTCGACCTTCTCGGGGTTTGGGAGGTCGTACATCCAGCCGCCGTAGTAGCCGTTCGAGGAGTTCCGGAACGACACGACAGTTGTCTGCCCACCCCAGATCGGATGCTCAGTAACGAACTCGTAGCCGTAGACCTGGATACACTCGTAGTCCTGGTTGTGGTTCTGGTCGGACAGGTCGATCTCGTTGACCTCGATGACCGGGCCGTTCGACAGCAGCTTGTCCGCACCGTAGATGTCGTAGAAGTACGACCACGAGCAGCAGTCGCCTTGGACTCCGAATCCCACCGTGCCGTGGTCGGTTTCGAGAATCAGACTTTGATCGTCCATGTAGATCGCCAGCACCTTCTTGCCGATGATCCGGTCCTTAGTAATTCCCCAGTAGCTCATGTTCCTCCTTTTGTTCGTTGTCAAGTGCGGGCCATCAAAGATGACCGCTAAGCCGCCAGCTCCGCTGAAGGCGCTGCCCGCAACAGGTACGGGTCGGTGATGGATTCGAGCTCGTCCTCTTTGACGTAGAGGGAGCCCCACGAACGACCTCCGACCTCTGGGTCGGTGCCGATGGTGACAGGCCCCATTTCCTCCGTCATGATCCGACCGATCTCGTTCGCCATGTCATCAGCCTGCTCAGCAGGCAGCGACGCCAGGACCTCGTCGTGTATCGGAAGACGAAGGTACGGTGTGAATCCCGCTTCGTGCAGCCTCACCAGCGCCTTGCCGGTAACGTCCCGGCTCGTGCTCTGGATCAGGTAGTTGAGCGCCGAGTAGGCCCGTGAGGGGTCCACCGGCAGCCGACGACCCATCGGCGTCATGATGTAGCCCTGGACGCTGGCAGATTGACCGACGCGGTCCGCGAGCTGAGACACCTTGGGGTACGTCTTAGCGAACGCGGTGAGGACCTGCTTGGCAAGGTCCACCGGGATACTCGCCTGCTCTGCAAGGGCTTTCGGTCCTCCCCCGTACACCGTGAGGAAGTTCGCCATCTTGCCGACCTTGCGGTCAACACCCGCTGCGTCAGCGGTGATCTGGTGCAGATCTTCCGAGTTCGCAAACGCAGCCAACATCGTTGGGTCGCCTGAGAGGGCAGCCAAGACACGAAGCTCCTGGGTTTGGTAATCCACCGACGCCATAAGGTGGCCCGAATCTGCCAAGAAGCACCGACGTACCATCCAATCGCCAGAGGGCAGGGTCTGTGCGGGGATACCAGTAATAGACATCCGGGCTGTACGGGCGCGGAGCGGATTTATCGAAGCATGACAACGGTCTGCCCCGTCTCGGCTGTCGAGGAACTTCTGGACCCACGTCTTGCGCCACTTGCCGGCCTTCTTCCCTTCGATGATTGCCTTCGCCAACTGCGTGACCGGAAGATCGGAGTCTCCCGCCGCCAGTTCGTTGAGCAGCACCTTGTCGACCTTGGGCTGGCCGCCCTCGGTGCGGGCCTTGATCTTCACGCCCAGCGCCATCAGCGCTGCACCTACCTGCTGCGGAGAGTTGATGTTCTCCAGGCCCAACGCCAGGGCCTTCTCCTTCCAGGCGTCCTCCTCGCCTACGAGGCGAGCAGAGAGCTGCTGGGAGTAGTCGACATCCAAGAGGAAGCCGGTCTTCTCGATGTAGGAGCAGATCTCAGCCAGCTTGTGCTCGTACGGCACCAAGCCCTTGGACTGCCCAGGCACCAGCGGTAGAAGTGCCTGGAGAAGCCGTGCAGCCAGGATCGGGTCCATACCCGCGTAGAGGTTGAACCTTTCGTTGTCGATCAACGGGTCGACGGTCCAGACCCTGACCTTGGTCGTCTTGTGCTCTTTAGCCAGATCGGTCATGAGAGTCTTGACGTTGTCGGCTACCTCGCGGTCCACGAACCGCCGAGTCAGCTCCTCCAAGCCATGTCCGGTGCCGCCTTCCTCCCTGCCCCTTGGATCAACAAGGTGGGCCAGGATCTTGGTGTCGAGGACCTTCGGCCACATCGTGGACATCGGAATGTCGAGGCACCGCTCGAACACCTGGAGGTCGAACGACGCGTTGTGCAACACGAACCTGTCGACCGCGTTGATCGCGATCCGTGCGTCGTTGGCGAATGCCGGCCCCTTTTCGACCGGCACCACCCACCCTTCATTAGGGTTTCCGAACTGTACTGTGCGGCAGCGATACTCGTCTGAGTAGATGTCGAGCCCCGTCGTTTCGGAGTCGAGACCCAAGAAGCGAAGGTTGCCTCGGATGAAGTCCCGGAAACCCTCCAGATCCTCCTCGTGCTCTACGACGTTGATGACGACAGGCTGACCGGCAACCGCGCTCCGGATCTCTTTCATAGAACTCCTAGAAACTGAAGGCCGGCACTTCAAACTCGATAGCGCCGTTGCGGATACGGCTGATCTTCGTCTCTGTCGTCTTCATCAGAGGGCCTCCGCAAGGCTGCTAAGCGCGTCTAACACTTCGCTCTTTGATCCGACGAGCTTCAGCTCCCACTCGCCATCGAACCGGCTATCTTCGTCGTTAAGTTCGATCCTCATCAGGCCGCGTCCTTCAAGCGATTGGCGGTCCGCTTGAACAGATCGAGCACGTCCTCCGTGTCGGCGTAGTTGTCGTTGAAGTCGTAAAGGTCCGTGTGGTCCAAATACTCTCGCAGTCTCCCCCAGCTCATCGCCGGCAACTTAGCGTCAGGCAGATCCTTGACGAGCTCCTTGACCACCGGACGCAACTTGCCGCCTGCGTGGAACTCGTCGTAGTGCGTCTTCTTGAGCTCTTCCTCACCGATTCCGGCCACGCCGATAGCGCCGAGCAGGCAGACCTTGCATGTGTCTGGGTCGATCAGCTTGCCAGTGGTTCGGCCCCGTTCCACCATGACATCGTGGGCATTCTCGATGATCTCTGCGATCTCTTGGTTGTTCATGATCCTCCTTTGTTGTGGTAGATCCCTCGGACGAGTCGAGAGATAGTTGCAGGGTTTACGTCGTACACTTCGGCAATCGCCTTCTGCGACAACCCTGCTCGATACAGCTCGCGGATGGACGCAACTTCGTTATCCGTCAGCTTCGGCCTGTTGCTTTTGCCCTCAACCGCCGCTTTCAGTTGAGAGTTTTCTGAAACCAGTTCCCGCACAATCGTGCTCAGACGGTTCAACAGGTCGGCTACCTCCCGCACATCAGCCATACGGCTCCTCGGGGATGTCCTGATAGGTGTTGGGAGCGATCTCCCGCAGCTCCGACAGCAGAAGCCCTGCCAGTTCCCGGATTTCGGCGTCCGCTGCCTTGTGCCAGCGCTGCTTGATGACGTAGCGCCACGCTCGATGGTTGCCGGTGACGACCATCGGTGAGTTGGTCATGTTCGGCAGTACCGCTCGGGCAGCCTCACGAGCCTGCTTGCGCGCCAACCCCTTCTCAGTGAGGGTGCTGACAATCTCGTTGTAGAACTCCAGAGCACTTCCGTAGAAGTCGATCATTCGATATGTCAGTTCAAACTCAGGGTCTACTTCTGGGTTATTGACACCTGGCGGGATGGAGCACACCAGCGTCGAAGCATCTACATACCGTTGCGACACCACGCTGAACGACAGGTGGCGATGCCGTTCCAGCTCCGTCAGCACCGACCGGCTGGCTTCGATGTAGAACGTGGCGCTGGCGTGCTCCAGGACGCTCTCGTGGCCCACGTCCAGGATGTGCTTGAGGTAGTCGACGTTCTCCCGCGTAGCGGGGTTGGGTCGGTCAAACGAGCGGTAGCAGTTGCGGCCTGCGAACTCCGCGAGCTCGTCCGCGTCCCTCTCCCATTCACCCTCGAACATCATCCAACGTGTCCGGTAGCCGGTCATGTCGAGTATGGCGTCGTCGTTGACGAAGGTGTTAGCGATCAGCGCGACCTTCATGCGTCTCCTTTCTCGGAGCCCCTCCCCGAAGGGAGGGGTTGTCCGTTGTCAAGTGTCAGTCCGTGGGAAGCCAGACAACGTCCTTGCCGCTGTTCTTCGGCGGGAACCAGCCGTGCCAGAACTTGCCGTTCTTGGTGCCCGACTTGTACTCGTAGGAGCTGTCGGGAGCGGGAGGAGTGCCTGGAGGCGGCTGCTTGGCTGCCTGCGGCTGACCCTTCCGACCACCGCCGCCACCGTTGCCGCCCGACGACGGAGCACCGCCACGGTAGAACTCAGCGACCTTCTTGGTCTTCGCCATCAGCGCCTGGAGAGCGACATGGTCGTCCAGGATGTCGTTGGCCTCCTGAACTGAGTTGGCGTGGATGACGATCCACGACGCATCGAACCCAGCGGCCTCCTTGAAGGTCAGGACGACCTTGCCCTCGTCCGACTTGTTGATCACTTGCACAGGAGCAGCAGGCTTCTGAGCCTCGGGAGGGGTTGTGTCCCAGGGAGATCCCGCTCCTTGCGCTGGAGGCGGGGGCGGCTGATCCGGCTCTGCCGGCGCGGTAGCCCAAGGATCGTTACCGGGGAGTGTCATATGTACCTTTCGTTGTTGTTGCTACCTAGCGAATCGGGCAAGCGCCCGACGCACACTCTTCGTCCACGCCGTCAGCTATGGACTTTGCTGTGGCTGCCTCGTACTCAGCTTTGGTGATCCGTTCGTACGGGGCCTGCTCGAACGACTTCTCGGGGAAGATCGTTGAGCCCTTGATGAGCCCGCTGAACCTCTTGAGCTGATCCGAAACGTCTTCCGGCGTGTACTTGTCGGGGTCTACGTTTGCGGTGAACGAGACCGCGTTGTCAGCCCAGAGCATCTGGTACATCGCCTGGAACGCCAGCATCTCGTTGAGCGACAGCTCATCTGCCGACTCGACCACATCCTCAGCGTCACGCCCGTACCGTTCGACAACCTGTTGCACCAGAGTGTCTTTCGTCGGCACGGTGACGACCACGGTGTTCGCTGCATGGAGATCTTCCTCGATCTCGTAGCCTTGGTTTACCAGGTTCAGCGCCTGCATCCACTGGTCCTCATCGACAGTCGAGAACCGGATGCGGCGGTTGAAGTACCGAGAGAAGATCGGGTGAATCCCCTCGGACACACCGGGCATCTTGGCGATGGTCCCCGTAGGCGCGACCGTGCGCTTCTTCACCGGCACCGGGATACGCAACTGGTGTGCGTAGTCCTCCGCAGCCTCATCGACGGTCTTGGCGAGACCACGCAGCATGTCCTTGAAGTTCCGGTTGGTCGGAGCCTCCGAGTAACGCTGGTTGCGGAGTGCCAGGAACGACGCCACGCCCAGGTGGCCGACACCGATACGCCGGTTGCGGTCCAAGACCTCTCGCGACTTCGGGTCTGCGACAGGCGAGAACGTCGCCCGCATCAGGAACCTGGTGATCAACCTGTGCGCCCGCAAGAGGTCGATGTAGTCGATCCTGCCGTTGTCCTTGACGAACGCCGCCAGGTTGACGTGGCCCAGGTTGCACGGCTCCCACGGTTCGAGCGTGATCTCGCCGCAGGGATTGGTGCAGACCACCTGGTTAGGCTCCCCGACGTTGGACAGGCTGCTGTCCCACATCCCCGGCTCGCCGTTGCGTACAGCCCCCTCGGAGAGGGCCTTCAGAATCCCCTCGGCCCAGTTCCCCGCGATGCTGGGATCTTCAGCCTCACTCCAGAACTCGTCATCGACCTCTACGGAGATGTTCGTGGTCCAGTGAGATCCTGAGTCCTCTTTGATGTTGATGAACTCGAAGATCTGCGGATCTGCCCAGTGCATCATCGCCATGCGAGCCGAACGGCGCACACCGCCAGCCACCACACACTGAGCGATAGCGTGGTCGATCTCCATAGCGGAGATGCCGTCCAACTTCTCGTTCCTGGTGCCGAGCCGGCTCAGTATCGAGGCAACCGAGTCCAGCATCCGCGCCAACGGCACAGGCCCCGAGGCTGTCCCACCGAACGTCTTGAGCTTGGCCCCGGCAGCACGAACCCGCGACACGTCATACACCCGGTTTCTGTGGGAGATGTATGGCCGATACGCTGTGTCGATCAAGTCGACCAGTGCAGCCGCCCACCCTTCTCGGGAGTCCTCGATCACGAAGGCCCCATCCCAGTCAGGGTCGTACTGATCGGACAAGAGCCCAGCGGAAACAAGGTCGGTGTAGTCGGGATGCTCCGTATCGCAGACGATGTGGACCTGTAACTCGTGCTTCAGTGGCTTGTACGATGTCAAGTACGTATTCGAGTAGTTGGCTCCGACACCACCACCTTCCATAAGACGCATGAACGTGAAGTGGAAGTGGTCACTCGGGTTTTCGGTCCACCCGCTCACCCAGCAGTTGAACAGGTGCTGTGCGTTCTTCACACCCGACGCCCACAGATGGCGACCACCAGGGAGAATCTTGAACTCCGTCATGAGACGGATCAGGTCCTCGCGTTCGCCTTCCTGATGGTATCGAGCATCGACAAGCGCGAGATTTCCATCAACGACTCGTTCAACAGTCTCAGGCCAAGACTCTCGGCTACCGTCAGGCTTGGTTCGTGAGTAGGTTCGGTTGTAAACCAGCTCTCCAGTTGGCCCCCAGTTGATTTCGTCAGTCATCCAGCTCCTCGTCGTCTTCGTCGTAGCGACCGTCCAGCTCACCCCAGCGCGTCACGCTGCTGCCTTCGCATACTCGCCGCCGACGTACATCACCAGGTCTTCCTCCGACCAGTTCTCGAACCGCATCGGCTTTTGCTTCGGAAACGCCTCTGGCACAAGCTGACTCCGGTACATTTCGGAGCCGCCCATGCCGTTGAACGTCGCATCGAGGATGCTCAGCATCAGTCCTCCGACTTCAGTCGAGGGTCCGTCGCCGCCGCAGCCCAGTAGTAGACCTCTTCCAGCTTGGTCAACGCCAGAGACTTCTCCCGACTCTCAGGCAGTACACCGTTCAACTTCAGCGCGAGCTGAAGGACCTCGTTGTCTACGGACTCCGTGAGTCCCTCTGTGCCAGCTTCGATCTCGTCCTCCCCACTCCACGAAGTGAATCGTCGGATGATCTCGTTAAAGCTCGCCATCGTTTCTCCCTTCCAGGCCCCACTGGGCCATTTCCTCGAACATGTCCATGCCGTCGTAGTAGTCGGCATCGTCGTACAGCTGGTCCACTAGCCCCAGCCGATCCCCTGGTGGTTGGCGAACGAATCGAAGTCGAAATCGTTGCCTTCGTAGTGGTCCTCGGTGCTCACCTGGCCCCGAGTCCCCGGCCCGTCATCGCGGGTTGCGAACTGGACTCTTGCGCTTTGGTTCATCGCCTTAGTGAGCGCTTCCAACCCCCGGCTGAGCCGGTGCTTCCCCGACTTCGTGGACGGCACTTCCCCATCCGCGTACCGGCTGATGATGGCCTCGACATATTGCGGGGTCTTGACGACGAGCTTCTCCAAGCCCTCCATCAGGTCGACCACAGCAGCGTCGAATCCATCGACCTTAGTCGTGAGAACCCCTCGCTTGAGTAGGTTCTTCACGTCTTCCACGGCGTATGTGTACGAGCCCTTGTAGTGGTCGTAGTCCGTACGCTCCTGACTGGCTATCTGGTGACCGATACCAACAATGGCGCGGTACTGTTCCCGCTTCTCCATCGCCTTGACCTTCTCCAGGGTGCTCTCGCGAGCCAGAAGGTGTGCCCAGATCTCCTGCTCCACGTCCTCCTGCTCAACGATCCCCGGCCACTGGAAGGCGACGGATTTCGCCGCCCTCCGAATGACAGGTTCCAGTTCGTTGTCCGTTGTCAAGTAACCTCCCAAGTGAAACCGTCGACCGAGAACTTGCCTCGGACGATCTGAATTGGCTTGGCCTGGACGTGCTGACCTTCTACCGTCAGCAGTCCGAATCCCTGCTGCCAGTTGGCCGTTCCACCCTTCAGGTAACTCGCCTGACGCATGTCCATCAGGTTGCCGACTTCCAGACCAGTGACGATCTTCGAGTTCTTGCCCCGGGCACCGTAGGTGTAGCTCCCGAGTCCCAGCCGATGGGTGTGCCCCATGACGATGGAATAGAGAGCCTTCTTCGCCGCGTTGAGCGCGGTGTTGCCTGCGATGGGAGAGACCCGGATACCGCCGCGGTGACCATGTGTGGACAGCCATCCAGGGGCGATGTCGTAGAACTCCGGAAGGAGTTCGACGCCGAACCCGTCGAAGTCCAAGAGCTTCTCGAAGTTGAACATCTCCGTGCCTGCCAAGGCCGGTGCGTTCTTCTCCAGGTATACCCGTGGACGTTCATCGTGGTTACCCTCGTGAACACCTACAGGACCGTCGTATACCGCTCTCAGCGGCTCCAGGAAGCGCTTTTTGCACTGCTCGGAGTCTCGGTACACAGAGCCCTCGAACTCAGCCCTGGTGCCTTCGCTCCACCTGGACGGTTGCGGGTAGTCCATCAGGTCCCCGATGTGGATCACCTTGGACGGCTGGTAGTCACCGATGAACCGGATGACGGCTTTCAGAGCTCGACGGTCGTCGTACGGAATCTGCGTGTCGCTGATGACGACGATCTGCTCTGTCACTCGCCAACCACAACCTCTCGGAAGGGGCCTTTGGGATCGGTGTACTCGCCACTAGTCGGGTACAAGATGTAGTAACCCTGGTCGTGGTGGTTCGTGAACTCGACCCCGTTTCGGTCCGTCACGATGACCACTTCGTCCTCACGCTCAGGAATCTGATAGGGGAATTGCCACGTCCGAGGCTCCCTCTCGGTCTCCTCGACCGCATCCCAGCACTCGGCGTCGATCCAAGGCTGTTCGTTGTCAAGTCGCTCACCCAGGCCGGCGTAGCCCGCGATGTCGACGTACGAGTCCCGGTGGTATCCGAACTTGGCGCGTGAGACCTTCAGCAGGACCATGAGATTCACCACGTCATGCGGCTTCAGTTCCTTGCCGATGTACGCCGACCACATACCAGCGATGCGCTCGAACGACTCGGTAGCCTCGCCGTACTGCTGCTGGCGCTCGCCGTTGATGAGGCGCTCAGCCTCTTGGAGAACGGTTTCCGTCACTTGATAACCTCCGTGTAAGGGCCGGTCCAACCGCTGGGAGATTCCCGACCATCCTCTCGGACCCATGTCTTGCCGTTGTGCTGCCAGGTCAACCCGTCGCCGTCCCTGAGTGTCAGATGCGTCGGGATGTACACCAGGTACTCCCACTTCTGCGGCGACCGGAAAAGGCTGTCAGATGGCTTCGACACCTTCGTCACGATTACCCGCTCACCCGGCTCAACGGGTTTGAGGGTGGTCGTAGGCGGCTGCTTCACACCGAAGACCCACTCATCCTTGTTGAAGATCGCAACCCGCTCGTCCTTCGAGTAGACGTACAAGATCCTTTCGTACTCATCGAACGAGTCACCGTTGACGGAGATCTCGGTGCCGTCGTTGAGAGAAACTACGATGTTGGTCACAGGTCCCCCTTCTTCAGCGCGAGGTACAGGTTGCCGATGTCTTCCAGAGCATCGACCGCTTCGCCCACGTCTGGGACGAAGAACGAGTTGGTGTGGTCAGACACCGATTTGATGTCAACGAGGTACTTGCCGGACCAGTCATCAACAACCGCCGACGCGATGACGTTGTCGCCAGCTCTGAGTTCCAGGCGCTCGGAAGAGATCTCCACGACCTCGACCCCAACCTCCGACACGATCTTGCCGATTTCGCGAATGGTGGTGCTCATGCTTCCTCCTCCAGTGATTGAGCCAGCGCCGCAAGGTATTCCCCAGCGCTAGCACGTACCAACGCCGCCAAGGCGTGTTCCTTGTCGGGTGCGACGACCTGAATCGACACCTGCGCTCCGTCCTCGAAATGGACGGTCATGTCGATCACGAGCTGGTCGTCTTCTTCATCCAGGCCGAACGGGTCCTCCCCGGCCAAGAACTCCAGGGTCCCCTGCCCCAGGACCAGCTCAAGCTGGTCCTCATCGTCCGTGTAGACGTAGTCGTGAATATCCTCCAGATTCACCTTCTTATCCTTTCCAGCAGAGCGGCCCTGCCACCCTGTCCCATCACTACCGAGTTCACGTCTTCGCCCTCCGGCATAGGAATCACCTTGGCTCCCGGTATCGAATTCGCCACTCTCTCAGCGAATTCCATTCCCGGTGGATCTCCGTCTGCGAACACGTACACGTCGCGGTATCCCAGGAACAGCTCCCGCATGTACGGCTTCCACGTCTGCACACCGGGCACCCCAACGCTCGGTATACCGCACAGATGCGCTGTGATACAGTCGATTTCGCCTTCGGTGATCGCCACTTCTGGACTGTGCTTGATCAGCGACAGAGTGTTGTACAGCCACGGCTGATCTCCCGCTACCGTGAGATACTTCGGTTTCTCGTCTCCGTCCAGTCGACGGAACCTGATTGATACAACCTGCCAACGGGATTCGTACGACCACCGCAGGTACGGGATCGCCAACATCCCTCGATACATCTCATGACCAGGGAGTGGGTCTCCCACGTACCCGAGCATGAACCTGTCGATTTCGGCTTGAACTTCCGGAGAGGAAGTCACTAGGCCGCGCGTCGCCAAATACTCTTCTCCTGGACTGCCTGGGAGGCTGAGCCTGTACCTGTCCGTCGCTTCCCTCAGAAAGCTCTTCTGCGATTCGCTTAGCCTCTGCAAATGTCACCCCCTCCCTTTCTCTGATGAGTTTGATGAGGTCACCTTTCACACCGCATACGAAGCAGTTGAAAGCGTTGTACTGCACCGAGATAGATGCAGACGGCTGCTCGTCCCCGTGGAACGGGCACAGACACGATTGCCACCGAGACGCCGAGACCTTCGGTGGCTCCCAGTCGGGGTAGTACCTCTTGATCAGCCGGACAATCGGGGCGTCACTCATGTCAGGACGGCCACTCCTTGAGCAGCGAGTTGATCAACGAGGACAACGTGCCCCAGATCGTGGTGGAATGCCACGCGCCGTTGGTGTCTCGGTAGACGACCCTCACGATCTGCTCCTCGTAGCGGCAGGTCTCGCAGTAGCCGCCGTAGTACGTGTCCTCCTCGACGGTGACGATCTCCGAGATGTCACCTATGCCCTCTCGCTCCTCCAGGAGGCGCTTGAACGCTGCGTTGAACTCGGCCTGGAAGCTCACTCGCCCCACCAATCCGTAAGTGCCGAAACGATCAGAGCGGCCAATAGGACCAGAAGCATCGCCGCAGGAGCCGCCACAAGGGCAACTAGCGACCACTCCACTACCTGTTCGGGGGTCACTTGCCCCACCCCCGCGCCGCACGTTCGACGTTCAGCTCCGAGACGTGTCCGGCCAAAGTCGGTACCGGAATCTCAACCTCGTAGTCCTCGTAGAGATTGATGTCGTGGTGCTCGGTGACGATCTTCTTCGGGTTGCCGTGCTTGTCTTTGATCGACTTCGACCGAGTCTCCTTGCGGGAGATGGTCTTGTTGTCGAGCAGTGCAGACAGGATCTGCGGACGAATATCCGCCCGCGCCAGGTGATTTGGGGTGATAGTGGTCATGTTTACCTTTCGTACGACGCAGCCAGCGTCCGCTGGTCTGCTCTGAGCACCGAGCCTTCCGGCTCGTACGATGTCAAGCGGTTGCGTTTGTCCGTTGTCAAGCGGCTTTCAATTCGATGGGAGCTACCCGGCGTCCTATCACCGTGATAGCCGGTGGTGCCTTCAGGTAGTCAGCCCCCCGCATGAACGCCTCGGGATCGTCCCTGAGATGCCCCACAACGTCTCGGTTACACGGTCCGCAGAGAAGACCCCTGACGAACCCTGTGTCGTGATCATGGTCAACTGAGAGCTTCTTTCTCCCCTTCCCCGTGGCTCGTCGGCAGATGTAGCACTTCCCGCCCTGGAACTCGTAGATCTTCCAGTACTCCTCGGCGGTGATGCCGTACGTCTCCATCAGCCTGCGTTCCCACGCAGCGTCTTTCGTTCTGGCTTTCCGAGCCCGTTCGTGCGTCACGCATCTCTTGCCTGGTACCGGCTTGCCGGCCTTTGTGGTGGCCGGCTTCCGGACCGTCGTGATGCCCTCTTCGATGCAGTCTTTGCACTCGACCTTCTTAGCTGGCACTGTTGTTGTCTCCACTCAACAACCACCAGATGAGCATCACCAGGGCGTAGATCGTGATCAGCACGAACGCGGCCTGTTGGTCAGTCATCGAACAACCACCCCAGATACCCCACGCCTGCGATGATCAACGCTATAGCCACAACCGCGATGAGAGTGTCGGTCACGTCGTCATACCTCCTACCCACAGGCGTGAGACCGTTTTGACCACACGAGATACCGGACCCGTGACAACTTCTGTCGGCGTCTGTCCGTTGTCAAGTTCGAGCTCGATGAAAGCTACTTCGAGCCCGAACACGTTGAGCGACAACTTCATCGGAAGTCACATTCCATCTGAATACCATTTCCGGAGCCGTCGTACGGGGCGTAGATGATGCACTTGGCACCGTCGATGTACTCCACGCTGAATCTGTCCTCGGAAGCCGATGCTTTGGAACATCCCGTCAGCACCACGGCTAGCGCTCCTAGCGCGACGAACCACTTCATCGGAGGTCAACATCCGGGACGACGACGGAGGGCTTGAACGTGACTCGGTAGAAATCTTCGGAGACGTGAGCGCCTTCGACCTGCTCCATGAAGTAGGAGACGTTGTCGGACAGACCTAAGAAGTGCTTCTTGATCCCGTCCTTGGTCTTGCAGGTCACGTCGAGCTTCTTCGACGCCGTGTCAGCGTTGATCGAGCACCGGCCCTGGATCTCCAGCAAGTACTTGTCGGTGATGCCGTTGAAGAACACGATGCGGCGGTTGATCTCGAAGTTGTCAGCAGCCTTCGAGACGTTCTCCGAGGCTACGTCGGCGTCGTTGACGCCACACGCAGACATGCCGATAGCTGCGGCTGCTGCGATGAGTGTGGTAGCGGTGATCTTCTTCATGTAGTTCTCCTTAGATTGGTTGATAGCTCTGATAATTGAGCCTTATGTCGGGTCGTCTACGTTGGGGTCATAGGGGTGGTAACCCTCTTCGCACAGCTTTGCCACGGCGGTGTCGTAAAAGCAGATCGAACCGTCATGGATGACGATGCGCTGCCCGTTTAGTGGTTCAACTACGGGTAATAGGTAGGTTCGGTAGGTTCGCCCAGCCGGACGAACCCATGACTCAATCTCTGTTACTTTCACCTGATCCTCCTAGCCGATAATTTCGCGCTACGTCGGGTCCACGATCTGCATCGTGTCTCCGGTGAAATCCAGTGTGGCGTAGTCCAATCCAGACGGATCAGACTTACCCCCTCGGTTCTTCACGGTGGAGACGTTGAAAGCGTCCGGACCGTAGTCGTTGGTGATCCGGTGCAGCGTCAGCACCATCTCAGGCACACGCCCGATCTGGCCTTTGATGCCGTTCAGAGGGATGGGGACGTTGCCGTTGTTGAAGTCTCCCTTCACGTGGTGCAGCGCGGCCACACACGACGCGGTCTGGCGTCCCATGTCGTGGAGGTAGTCCATCAACCCTTCCAGGCCCGAGAACGGGTCGTCCTCGTTGGCTCCTCCCTCGATGCGGATGTTCGTGATGTTGTCGATCACGGTCAGCGCCGGATACTCGCCGTACTTCTGTGCGAACGCTTCCAAGGGGTCCTCGATCTGCGTCAACGTCGGTGAGGCGTCGTACTTGAACATCACCTGCGCTTCCTCCAAGGCGCACAGCGCTTGGGGCTCCAGCGACTCCTCACGGATCTGCCTGGCCGACTTGTCCATCGTCATGCCTGTCAGAATCGACACAGACCTGGTGAGCTGCGTGAATGCATCCGAGTCCGCAGAGAAGTACAGCGTGGGGACTCCGGCCTTCAGTGCGTACGTCAGAGCGAACGCTGACTTGCCGATACCTGGTGCTGCACAGATCAGGCAGAGTTGCCCACGGAGGAACCGAGTTCCCTTGTTCTCCAGCGTTTCCCACACCGTAGGCAACGGATCGCCCGCCGAGCCTTTGATGTAGAGCGACTGTCTAGGCGTATACATCGACCTTCTTCCCGACGTAGATCGAGAACTCCTCCTTCTCCCCCGACTCAGAGTTCGACAGCCACACGTCGACATACCCTTCGGATGCGTGGTGGATCTCCCTCAGCTCACCGGAGATCCGAGCCTTCACCAGCGATGCGGGAAACAACCAGTCGAACTCGATGATGTGGCCGATATGGTCGCCGTTCAGCAGCGAAGCGGTAATCGCGTCAAACATCAGTACCCCCTGTGGACGATGATGTAGCCGAGCCGTTCAAGCTCGTTGATGGCCTCCTGTGATGCCTCTGCCGGGTCGATAAGGTCGCCGTCCCACGACGACTCCACAGCTTCTTCGATGACCTCTTGGGGCCTCTTAATCGGGGTCAACATTCCTCCTGGGATGTATCCGCTCCAGCTCATGCGACCACCTGCACCCCCGCATCGTGGATAGGCACACCGCGATCCTTGGCATCGGTCTCCTGGTCAAGAGCCTTCTGCATCTCGCGGGAGAGCTGCGGACCAACGGGGAGCCCGAGCTCCTTGGCGATCTGCGGACCCTTCATGCCGTTCCGGAACATCCGGAGGACCCCGCCCGTCTCGTGCGGAGCGTCGTCGGCGTAGAGAAGTTCACGCTCTGCCGGGTCATCAAAGTTCGTCTTCGTCGTAGTCATCTATGTCTCCTAGCTCTGGTAGTTGAATCTGTATGGTGTGTCCGTCTGGGAACCGGACTGCGATGTCTCTGTCGACTCCGCGGTGAGTTGACCCGTCGAGGTCAATCCACAAATGTCCTGCGGCTCTGCGCTTTTCAGCCGCCGCGAACCTGAACGCAGACAGCTCAGATGGGAACGGGTAGGAGGCCGGACCGTTCAGCCGGTCCAGCTCCCCCATCTCTACGAACCAGTACTTAGACTCCGTGCTGAGCGGAATCTCCTTCTTGTACGATGTCAAGTGCTAGCCCATTGAAAACTGACACGACGCTGACACGTCGCAAAAACGGCACTTGGACGGTTCAGGGTCGGGCTCGAAGTTGCCGGCCTGGATGTTGTCTTCGAGCTCGTGGAACATCTCGGTCACCCGTTCCCGTGTCCAGTCGCTCAAATCGTAAGGGAACGTTGCCTTTCCGGACTTGCCCAGCCAGAAGTCCCCCTCCAGCACGTCGATGCCGAACATGATGTTCAGCGCCACGCGGTACACCCCGAGCTGGAAGTCGTCGGAGGGTGCCTTGCCGGTCTTGTAGTCACGCACCCGCAGCACGGTCGTGAACTCTTCCGGATCGGAGTCTTCGACCACGTCGAGTACCGCGTCGATGAAGCCCTTCACAACGACACCTTCTAGGTCGATGTCAAACGCGATCTCCGAGCCAACGTCGCCGTTCGGCGTCGTCCAGAACCGCTCCTCCGGATGCTTCTCGAACCACCGAAACAGCTTCTCGATCTGCTCCAAGCCGACTTTGTACCGTCGCTCGATGTCAACCTTGCCGCCGTAAGGTCCAGACCTCGACCAGAACCACACGTTGGGGGTGTCCCGGCACATCTCAGCGATGTCTTTGTCGTACTCCTTGGCGAATAGGGCCTGAGCTTCCTCCAGAGTCATCAAACCCTTGGACTTGGCCACTTGGTCTGCAACTTCGTGGAACGCCGTTCCCTGTGGCAGCCAGGCGGCAGGACGGCTCCACACACGCTCGATGCGAGCCAGCCAGTACGAATACGGGCACAGCTGGTACTGGTTGTACTGAGAGACGCTTCGGTGAGCAACCGCCGTCGTCATGCAGCCTCCAGCGTCGTGTGCGATCGCTTGTAGATGGTGGCTTCGGCGATACCTCCGTCGTACACGTGGTCCTCCTCGATAGACCATCCGGTCTGAGTGAAGCCGTACTTGCTGACGTGTTGGGTGACAGGTGAGTACTCGTCCGAGAAGAGGTCTACCTTCGAGCTTCTCCTGACGTAGAGAGTCGTCTCAGTGTTTGTACCGATAGTGGCTACGTACAGCCTCCCCAGAATGTGGATGGAGAGTCGCGGTATGAAAATTGCGGGAGAAGCTGTACGTGCCACTTACGAGCACCTTTCTCATGGTTCGGTTTTGGGGTAAACCCATACGTTCATTCCTTCTTCAGTTATGTGAGTGTGCTCGTTCTCTCGCACTATCAAATTGCCGTCACTTTCTTCCCGTGGTCGATATGCCCAGCCACCTTGAATGTTGTCCTCAGTTGGAGGAATTTCGGGATCATATTCGACAACGAAGTCGCCGTCACGGAGCTTCTTATAGAAGCCTCGAAGCCGCTTAAGGATCAGGTCGTCCATGCCTTCACCACCTGTAGCCATGTATTCGGCGTGGTGTCTCAGCAACCGATACTGATAAGCCTCCAGGTGCCTACCGGACACACCTTCAAAAGGCCACGCCTTCATAAGAACTTCTTGGCGTGGCGTCGGCGGTATGTACTTCTTAGCGATGAACGAGACCGCCTGACGAGTCTTTCCGACATGTCGGGCTATGTCTGCATAAGTCCATCCGTAAACGTCACGGAGGATGCGAATAGGCTCAGGTGATAAGCCCTCATGTTTGAGCAATTCGATCAGGAAAGACTCTTGGTCTGTCATTCTGGCGACCCTCCTGTGAGTTTGGCCTGTGCATGGTACGTGCCGTGTGAACCGTGGACAACTATCTCTCCTCTTACGCGCCGGATGCCTTATCAACATCCTTGCCCTCGTACTAAACGCGGGCAGAATCATGGCTCTTATTTGCGACTTATCGCAACCTTGATCTCTGTTGTGAACCCGACCTCAAGCCTTGACAGATCCCTCTCTATGTGTTGTCGACGGGTGTTTTGCTGGACCAACGACCGAACGAGGAATCCTTCCGCTCAGCACCACCAGCGCTTGCGGCAGAACCTCGACTTGCGCTCGTCATCATGGCTATCTTCGCTAGAACTCTTCTCTGTGTCACTTCTATGACTTCGCGAGTCGCATGTCGGAAGCTCGCCGTTTGCCACGTGCCACGCTGAGTCAGCTTTCAACCCTCCGTGTTTTGTGACATGTGTCTCAGATCTGGGAATGCACGGGGCGGCTGAAGCCTCTACGATGACGCCTGGCAGACTGAGTAGAATAGTTGCCAGAACCAAGACTACGAGGGTCAGAAGCAGCCTCACCCCGCGTTGCACTCCTCACACCGGCAGTGCTGATCGCCGCAGTCGTCGGCTTCCGAGTGGAACTCGATCCACGTCTCAGCACTGCTGACCTCGCCCAGCGCAGATAGGAGGCCGGCGAGTGCCTCGACCTCGACGCATGACAGGTGCGTGGCGATGTCTGATGCGAGGTAGCCGTCACCCCACGAGGTTATGAACGACTCGACCGCGTCTGCCTGTGCTCGGTATTCAGATGGTGTCATTCTGGCTCCGAATCCTGTTTGGCCGCTTGCAATCCCGCTACGAACCCAAGCCTGAACATCTCTTCCAGGTGAGGGAGGACGATCTCGGTGATGTGTTCCTCCATGTCTCCAGCTGGGTCATGCCACTTGTCGCCGTCCCAGTACATCGGGTACTCGCCATTGGACAGGTACCAGCCGGGTCCGGACGAGAACTTCCAGAACTCGTCGATGGAAGGCATCTTGTCCTTGAGCTCAGCGGCTAGGTTCAGGTCGATCATCGTCATCCCTTCTTCCGGTAGGCGTGTGCGATCACCATCATGGTTGCGTAGTCGAGCTGCGACTCTGCCTCTGCCAGCTGGACTTTGAGCTCTGCTACGACGCGACGTGCGCCGTCGCGGGCGGCTAGCAGGCCCATCAGTTCCTTGTCGTCCATCGTCAAACCTCCTCAGTCGAAAGCGGATTCGGGAATGGTCCGGATGGTCCCGATCTGCCGACTTCCTCCCCAGAGCTTGGTGCGGAAGAACCTGTCGGTTGGGATGTATCCGTGCGCGACATCTACAGCTACTTCTCGCAGCGCGTCCGAAATCTCCATCGGGCTACCACCGTCGATGCTGATCTCGATCATGGTCGTACCTTCCACGGTGCGCCGTTAGGGAATGGACCATCCCCGTCAGGATCCCGATAGATCACGTACCCGTCGTTCCACTCGACGTAGAAGCCCATGTCGTTCAGAAGCCCCTCAGCCGATGCAGCGATGTGCTGCAAGTCTTCTCGGCTCCAGTCGTCCACTTCTTCGATAGCTAGCTCCGCTTCGCAGAGGTAGTCGGAGGCTCTCTCGTAATCGTCCGGATGGGACCATTGCGCGATCTGCTCCACGTCTTGCACGAAGATGTAGTCAAGCTCGTCCTGTGTCCGCAGCGACGAACCCTCGCGGATCAAGAACGGCTCGGCCTGCACCGCTGCTGTCACGATTCCTTCTCCTTCTTCAGTTCGTCTCGAAGCTTCATGACCGACGCGAACCTGTCGATGGCGGCAGCCAAGAGCTGGTACTCCGCGTCATCACTTTGCACGTGATGTACCGCTACAGTTGTTGGAAGCCCTGTGCCGTCGAGCAGAGTGACCGACTTGGCCTTATCCAGCAGGTTGTTCTCGATGGTGACTTGATACCTCATGGCAATTCCTTGGTCTTGTGTCCTGTTGTGTCGCTGTGGAATCGAGCTGCTAGCTCAAGAGACCAGCGGTGTGTGGACTTGTGTTTCCATGTGCAGTCGAGGCACTTTGCGCGATGTCTCAGCTCAGCTCCACCCAAGCACAACCTCTGGCAGAGATGGCACGGATGATGGCAGCGATCTCTTCAGCCCTGGGGAGGCTGAGAATGTCATCGACCACCAGAATCCTGTGGCCCCTCCAGTCTTCTGCCCAGACCGAGTAGTTCTTCAAGTTATGCCTCCATCAAGTCGTTCGTGAGTTCCCAAGTGCTGAAGTCTGATCCTTCCCAGAGGACCAGGACCGAAACTCCAGGCGAGGGAGCCTTGATGACGACTCCCCTATGCCCGTATTCGTCGCGAACCCTCGTGCCTACCACCATGATCGAGTCACCAAGCGCGGAACACGTAGTCGACACCGTTGTAGTAGACCTCTGTCATGTCTCCGGACATCGACAGGTCGTTCGCGAACTTCTCGTAGTTGAAGTAGTCGAGAGCGGTATCTTTCAGCCCGAGAACTTCGCTGGCGTACTCGTACGCGTAGTCCTCCAGCGTCATCGGCCCGACGAAGCAATCCTCGAACTGCGACACCGCGTCTGCGACATCTGCGAAGTAGCCTATGTCTCCGACCGCTTCACTTATCCATGCGACGAACGGATCGCCGTGCTTCTCGATGGCTTCCGACAAGTCCAGCAGCGTGCCGAGGTCCTCATGCTCGGAGATTCGGATATCACCGAAGCCTTCGTAGTCGTGGATGGCCCACTCCTCGTGCACACCCAAGGTCTTGGACACGTAGAGCTTTTGCCCCTCTCGGAGCATGTCTTTGACCTCTGTCCACATGCCTTCGGAATCCGTCTCGCCGAGGTCGATCCACACACCGTGTAGAACCCCAGCGTTGTACGCGGCCAAGTCTGCGACGTAGATGCGTGCCATTTGTCTTGTCTCCCTGGTCAGTTAGTGAAACTCTGCGATCAGCTCACGCCCGGTCAGAGCGTTGCTGCCTGATGTCTTGAACACACGAACCAAGTCCTTGCCATCGACGTGGCTGAGGACAATCTCAGCGCCGACGTTCCACCCGTTGGCGGTGACGACTAACCCCGAAGCCTTGGAACCTAGTCGTGACACCATCTGACGGTTACCTTCGAGCGTGCCTCGAAATTGCGCCATACCTATACCTCCGGCGTTGTCGTTGTCCGTTGTCAAGAGCGCCCGTCGAGGGAATCGAACCCTGCACACGTGAGGAGGAGAAGCTCACGCGGTACCGAACACGGGCCATCAACGCTTACGCGCTGACGAGATTGTTGCGATTGAGGAACACGTCCCGACCCTCACCCCAGCCGTTACGGGTCTTGACGTAGAGCACCAGGCCCAACCGAGCCTTGATCCAGTCAGCGACGTATTCGGTGCCGAAGTCGCACATCGAGGCGTCGATCATGGTCGGGTAGCCGCCACCGCAGCCGTAGTCCAAGACTCCGTCCCACACCAACGCGTCGATCAACTCTTCTGCGTAGTCGGTGAGGTCCGAACGATGGTCCGCGCCGATAGCTTTCGCCACCGCGTCGTACACGTCGTCACGACCGTACAGTTCCCAATGCTCCTGGATCATCTCTTGCTCAGCCTGCGAGTGCTCCTGGTCGTCCAGGATCGGGTAGGAATCCAATGCTTCCAGGACCTCGATCAGGTCATCCGGCGCAGCCTCGTCCAACAGAAGCCCGATGTGCGTCGAACCTGAGTAGGGTCCGTCTGTCAGAGCTGGGCAATCTGCCCACTCACGGCGCAGCACGCGGTAGTTCGCGATACCTACGGTGTCTTCGTACCCGTGCACATCGCGGCTCATCGTGTGGTTGAGCACGATCTGAGAAGGAGCCACGTACTCGTACCGTTCCTCGTTCCAGTGAACGTCGACCAGGTGCGAGAGATCGTTGCGACGGTAATCCTCTGTCGCCCAATCCTCCCCGTACACATCGGCCAACACTTCACGAACCGTTGCAGGACGGATGTCCAGGTCGACACCTTCCAGAGTGTCCAGGTCGAGCTTGTAGGCGTAGGCGTCGATAGCCTGATCCTCGTCCCACTCGTTGCCGAACACCACACCGTTGATCACGAAGCCTGCCATGTCGCCTCTTCTCTAAAGTTGTTGTCTTACAGGAGCGCCCGGTAGCAGATTCGATCTGCGACATCACGTCTTGATACCGGGCCATAGATCAGTCGAACGTGTCGCCCACGTCGATGGTGCGTCCAACCTCGGCGATAGGTCCGACCACACCTGTGCAGTAGAGCCGCCCTGCGATGGTCAGATACCTAACACCCGTGGTGTTTGCGAAGTCGATTGTGAGCCTGTGCTTTCCGACGTACTCCATACCTAGATCAACTCCTCGATCCACGTGGCCGCCAACGAGAACGCAGTCTCCTTGCCTTGGAAATAGCCCTCACCCCACAGGCTTTCTTTCTCGTACTCAAGTTTCGCCACGCCTTTGGCCTCCCGGGCAAGCTTGCGTAGTTGGTCCACCAGCTTCTGAAACTCAGGGGATGTTGCGCTTCCACACCCGCCCACCTGTGCGATCACGACGGTCGCGACATCGGACCGACGAAGCATCACATCGAACCGAAGGTCCATCCCTCCGAACGTGGTCGACACCACGCCTAGACGAAGCTGCTTGTCACCTTCCTCACGGATGGTCTCGATGGTGCAGACGTACTGGTCCCGGTAGAGAAACGAGTCCCCCACTTCCAGGTCGCCGGCATAGATCTCCTGCGTGCGGAACTGGATAGCCATGTCTTGTGTCCCCTTGTCCGTTGTCAAGTCTCAGCGAATACGAACGATGTTGTTGCCGCGTGCGACGTACAGCTTGCCGTCGATGTACGCAGTCTGCTGCCGTGCCTTCATGTCTTGTCCTTAGAGTCGTTGACCGTCTATGTGCTGATGCCTAAGATCGGGATTGGAGACCGATCTCGGCTGCGCGAACAACCGAGACCGGCTCTCGCTGCTACCTCAGTCGCTTGAGCAACTCAACGGTTGCCCAGACAGCACCGGGTAGCGCGAGAATCAGGGTGACTACCTCGTAGGCGCTCACTCTGATCTCCCTTCCCTCCCCTGAGTCGAAAGCTCAAGGGGAGTCTGGGAAGGTGGACCTACCCACCGAACTCGCAAATCTGGTTGCCCATCGTGTGGCAATCCCAGTCCGGGCCTACGTTTCCGTTGCCCATCGTCTCGGCGTCCCACCGTGGGTCATCTTCTGTGATGACTATGCCGTCGCCGTAGTCGTCGCCTTTGATGCGCATCGACTCGGTACCTTCCACGCCTGGATCCGCAATCGCCATCGCTCCGATGGCAGCGGCTGCCGCGATGATCCGACCAAACGAGACCTTCAGTCGGGAGTCCATGCCGTTCTCCTTTGTCCGTTGTCAAGTGCTATGCCTAGCGAACAGCCACCATCGCAGGTGGACACTTCGAGAGTGTGCGGCTTGCCTGTCCCCGCCTCTTTAGAGCGATCGCTCAGGGTTGAGGCCCAACCCAGAAGTTTGTTGCCTACTTGTGGCGTAGGTGGCCTTTAACGTGCCGTTACCCATCCTTGCGCTATGTCTCGTGACTTACGTCCTGGAGCCTCCACATGCTCTCCAGACCGACTGAGCCCACAGCTCGGGGATGGCAGGGTCATCGCGATCTATACACCACGCTCGCCTGATCATCACGTTCTCTCTATTACGCCTATCCATCTCACGATGAGCCATCGCTGGCAGAGGGGGCCTCGTAGTCCCGCTTGAGGGTTAGCTACGGTCTATCTCTTTGGCGTCTTCAGTTATCAAACAACTCGGTTGTGCTGGCTTCCAGCCTACCTGACATTCTGTCCGTTGTCAAGTGATGGATCGTGCAATTCCCAGCTATCGGTTTGGCTGCCCGCGTCAGACCACCCACTGATCGCCTTGCGGCAGAACGGGATACGCGCCTGTCGGACCTCGCCGATCTCTTGCTCGGAACGCTTTCGACTCTACCGTGCGGTTTGTCCGTTGTCAACCGGAGTGATCGGGGCCAGCTATGCGCGATACCGCTGGCAGGTCAGGCGTAAGCCCGATCATAGGTCGACCGTGGACATAATGCGCCCATGAATCGAAGATCCACCACTATTGAGTTAGTCAAACATCAGGTCCGGAATTCCGGCTTGACATCGAACATACGCGCTTGCGTGTCCGTTGTCAAATGCTCAGCTTGCGTGTCCCGTGCGCCGTGGCCGGGTGGCCTTGGCGGGGGAACTCGGTGCGTTGCATGACATGAATCTAGCACGTGCTGGCTGTCCGTTGTCAAGAGTCGCACAAATCCGCAGGTCGGAGCATGTTTTGGCTCGCCTTCCAAATTCGTTTCCGCAGGTCACAGCGTTTCTGGCTCGATGCACCCAGAACTGTGGGCCATGCCACACTCACGAGGGTTGCGGTTCTGGTGTCGCTGGTCTAGAATCGCGCGCTTCGTGCGGTTCGGGCATAGATAGGTACCCACAGCACAGGGTGCCCTGCTGGCTGTGGGGGCCGCAGGGTACAGCAGGTGGGCAGGTAGGGCAACGGGCACAGGGTGTGGGGTATCGCACAGGCAGGCAGGGCACTGGGTGAGCAGGGCTTTCGCGTGGCAGGAGTTTGCTCGCGGGCAGGCCGGCCGGGGACTGCACCGCAGGTGGCACTGGGTATGTGCGCTGGGCGTGGGTTTGCTGTGGCGTGGGTTGACAGGCACCCCCACGGGGTGTACACTGCCCCCGGGTCTTTCCCGACCGGGAGGTAA